TTGTGTTTAAGCTAGGACGATCAGATTGTGAACCTGTACCGCTGTACTGTCCTTCGCCTTGTCCTTTCTTCTCTGCGCCGTGGCCGCCTGGAACTTTCTCAACGTACTCACGTACTGTTGCTAAGTCAAAGTCTTCTTCTTTAGCAAATGGGTTTCCACCTTCTTCGCCATCGTCGCTACCCATATCACCTTCGTCGCCCATGCCTTGTGCGTCGAACTTAGCTTGTAGTTCGTCAACAATAGAGTTCAAGTCTTGGAATAGTTCTTCTGGATCTTTTTCGGCAAATTCGTCTTCGCCTTCTTCACCTGCATTCAACTCGCCTTCTAGGTCGTCGCCCATATCGCCGGATGGACCGTCCATTTCGTCGTCGCCTTCGAAAGCAACATCTTCAAATCCTTCTTCAACGTCTTCTTCAACGTCTTCTTCGAATTCTTCGTCGACTTTTTTGTTTTCTTCATCATCGCCGTCGGCTAATTCTGATTCAATAAGGTTCTCGTAGATTTCACGAGATTTAGCTACCACGTATTCGTGGAATAGCTCTTCTGCTTTAGCTTGGTCTTCGTTTACCAAGCGCTCTAGCATTTGTTCTAATAATGATTTGTCTGCCATGTCTTTATCTCCTTCAAGGTGGTTAGGCTGTGTTTTTATTTAACACTATGATTACAAAAGGGGGTTAAATGGTAGTATTTTGATGATTTTCAGAAGTATAAGTACAACCGGAGTATAATTTCTCAAACTCTTGGTATGTCATATGCTTTAGGTTAGTAAGTTCCGATCCTAACTGATCTGGTATAAAGTCAGCTGGATTAATAACTCTAGTAAATTTAATGTTTCTAAATTCTTTAATAACTTTAGCAGTTTGACTTAGCCAGTTGCCGTGAAAGGTAGCTGCATCACTGCTTTTCTTATAGTTGTAAGTGTCTGCATAGACATTATTAAATTTTCCGTTTATTCCTTGATAATCAAATCCAAATATAAAAACTTCTTTTGGACCATGGGAACACGCTAACCATAATGCTGTAGGGCCACTACTCCAGCCCTTGTGCGGATTAAACAGATTGATGTGATGCTTAGATGCTATACCGTTATTGGGATTTGTCCACACAGAATGAGTTCTGTGATAACCGCTAGATATTATTTCGTTGATCATTTTGACATCAACTGCAATTAAAAAGTGGGGATCGAACTCTCTATAGATAGCGTTACAGGCATAAACAGTACCCTTATCTAATAAGGCTTTATGATTTAATTTTGATCTGCTAGTACCATTGCCTAGTACAAACGCTATTTTATTGGACTGGCTGCTCTGCGTCACTTGCTGGGGTTCCGTACATCTGTGATACAAAGCCTAGCTCGCTTTTTTGCTCGTATTCATGAGCTTCGCTCTGCATCCTTAGTTGATTTATCTGTCTTAATGTTAAGCGGATCTTTCTAGTATCGCTTTTTTTGACTACAGATTTGTCGTTGGCATTGTCGTAGCGACGATCGACTGCAAAATCGTTATTGTTATCGTTAAAATAAAGGAACTCTAATAGAAGCATGATAGTGTATTTATTATTAGACAGTCTGATTCGGAGCCGCGGCAGCATCTGCAGGAGGAGCTTCACCGCCCTCTTCTGGAGGAGCTGCCATGTCTGCTTCTTGATCTTGAGCACCAGCTTCGTCGGCTATCCCGCTAGGAGTAATACCAACACTACGCATCTGGCCGCCTGCATCAATTGCAGGTTTTAGATTTCCGCTATTTTCTTCTCTCCATAGCTTTTCGTTTTCTTTGATCTCTTCTTCCGTTAGGCCTAGGTAGCGTTTTAGTGCAAATCGCTTACTTAGGTGCGGGATTTCTTGCAATGTAGCAAACGTTGCGGCCCTTGCAGTATCAAGTTCACTCTGACGATATGCTGCAAAGTTTTGTGGAGGATTGAACTTTAATTCAAAGATACTGTTATCAATGTTAATGCCATTATTCTTTAACCAATACTTAAATTCTTGATCAAATGTTTCTACTACCATTGCTTGCAGTCTTTCACAATATTTGTTGAATCGCAATTCTTGAATGTATGCAGTACCAACTTTTCCGTCAGTAACAGTATTGCTAGCATCATCAACCGACGTTGGCAAGTAACTGCTAGGAATACGCAGGGCACGGAATAACTTGTTAGTGAAATAACGTAAGTCAGTAATCTCGCCTAGGTTAGTACCGCCAGGTAGTGTTTCAACTTTAGAACCGCGGCCTTCTGCTGTTTGTGGGAAGAAGTAATCCTCTGATACTGATAGCGGATTGTAACTAGCATCGACCATGTTCTGGCCGCCACCTGTTGAGCTAGGAATTCTACGTTGATGGATTTCGTTCTTAACACGTTCAACAAAGCTCATGGCCATGTGTGCTGGCATATTACCTACGTCAACGTAGAAAATTCTACGCTCTGGCGCACGTTGAATACGATAGATAATGATCGCATCTTCAAGCAATTCTTTTTGTTTGTAAACTTTAAACACGCTTTCTAACAAGCTGTTGCCAAATGGATAGTTGTTATCTAGTCCTTCGCTCAAACTAATATGCACAACGTTTTTAGCATCAACTGTGACTTCGTTTGTTTGGTTACTGAATCTAGTGCCTGGTGGTTGAGCAGCATTGCCAACCATACCGCGGCCTTGCCCGCCACCACTGGTATAGCTACTTGTTCCGCTAGGAGCAGTATTAGTAGTACCGTGAGGCGTAGTTGCAACTAAGTTAACAAAGTTAAAATTAATATCTCGAATAACATATTGCTCTGGAACTTTACCTTCACTTTCATTTACAATAATTTTCGATACTTTAGCAGCATCGACAAACAACCACTTTAATGTTTGCGGATCTCTAACAAAGAAACAATCGCCGTACTTGAAAGTATTCCTAACGATTCTAAAAATCCTTGTTTCAAATTGTTGTTGTTTGCTCCACTTCTGTAGACTTTCTTTAATTAATTTAACTTCAGTGCTAGTTGGGCTTCCACGGAAGTATGTATGGAACGTTGTGGAGTTCTCTTTATCTTTTTGGGTACAAAATTCTGCAAGGATATCTAAAGCAGCATTTACTTCGCTGTCCATATCCATAGTATCGTATTGCATATAGCGTTCAACTCTGTTAGGAGCTCCGGCGTAGACATCTGGCAAGAAACTAGAATAATTTGTACGTGCAGGGCCGGGACGTCCTCCGCTACCAATTGGACTTATTGATCCAGATTGGTTGTTAACGTTTACCGGTGTAAAATATTTTTTCCAACTCATTAATTATTTCCTTTTAAGCAGCGTATAAATCGCCACTCTGGGCTATGTTTCGTTGTACAGATAACTGACGCTCATTGATTTCTATTGATTTCTTGGTAATAGCAATTAGTGTATCCATCTTGTTATTTAAGGTAGAAAGCAGAGATTCAGGGCTTTCCTGGCGGCTAGCACCGCCCGGGCGCTGTGCTGCGGCTGCTTGAACTGCTGGCGCTGCTGCTGCGGTTGCTGCTGCTGCGGGTGCAGCGGCAATTGCTTGTTGTGCAGCCGCAGATGTTGGAGCTCCTGCAATTCCTGCCATTTGGCCAGAATATGCAGTTACCTTATTCATCACTTCTCCTGACAAATAAGATCCTTTCTTTCTTACATCGCCGCCTGCTACCTGGCTAGTTGCTAACAAATTAGCCTGGTCCTGGGTCATATTCTTTTCATCGATGCCCATAGACTTAGCCATACTAGACTTGCCTTTCTTCATGTACCATGCTGTAACTTCAGCAGCTACAGCAGGTTGATTAACTAGATCCGGATCTTTAATTAACCGGTCGTCACCGTATATCTCTTTAGATGCAGCCGAGTAGTTGTTCTTACCTGTGAGTTGAATAAACCCACGACCTCGGAATTTAAAACCGTCGCCCGGTTCTAAGTTGCCCATTGCTTGGCCCATTTTGGTTCCAGCGCCGTACATCATCTCGCCCATCTTGCTTGGGTCTTTTTTAATTGTGTCTAGCTCTTCGTCAGACTTTCCTGCTGCTCTAGATCCAAAAATACTTCTGATTCTATCGTTGCTAGTTTTTCCGTAGTTTAAATTCTCAGACTTGCTAGTGCCACCTGTTTCTTTCATCACGTTACCTAAGGTAGCGGCAATGTATTTCGGATCCGTAATACCTTGTTTTTGTAGTGCAGCTTTAACCATTTCCATATTTTTAGTCTGGTCTTGATTAGGCGGTGGTGGTGTTGTTACTCCTGCAGATCCGCTTGTTGCTCCTGGCTGCGATGTAGCTGCATTACCTGCACCTTTCATACGATTCACCATGCTGTCAAACATCTTCTGAGGACTTGACATGTCAATCGGTGATGCTGCGGTAACAGTAGCAGCAACTTCTTTTGTCTTGGCTTCGGTATTTGATTTTGTAGCTTCGGTGTTTTCTTTAGCCGCTTTCTTAGCTTCTTCTTTATATCCGCGCTCGTCTTTTACCTGTTCTCTTCTTGCATCTCTTGCTTTTTCTTTTTCTTTTAATTCAGCTTTTTCTAGTTCGATAGCTTCTCGGGCTTGCTTGATTTTTTTGTTAGCATCACCAAATGTAACTTTGTCCAGTAGTCCTAAGAACCCGTCTGCTAGTGTTAAGACAAGACTCTTTATGTTATCTTTCATGGCCTCAATAACTGAACTAAACTCCCACCCACTCTTTCTTAATGCGTAAAATACTGCACCTACGGCAGCAACTGCTGCAATTAAAGGAAGGAAAGGCGCTGCTGCGGCTAGTGCCGCTCCTGCCATGGCAGCTAATGGTGCTAATGATGCAGTAATTCCTAATGTTTGTAACGCTTGCACAACGTTGTGGGCAAAGATTGCAGCCTTTAATAATGCAAAGATTGCAACTAGTGGTGCAGCAATAGCAACAATTGTACCAAAATTATTAGCCATAAACTGGAACGCAGGCACAACATAATCCATAGTAAATGATGTAAGCATTTCAAATGCACTCATCATGGTATCAAGCAAACCGCTATTAGCAAGGAACATAGTAAACACGTTGCTAGTTTCGGCAAGTTTTTGTTTATATGTTTCCATCGATGCTGGATCAAGACCTTTCTTTCCAAGCTCTTCTTCTTTTTTCTTGCGTTCTTCTGCTGCTAACTGTTGTTCAGCTTGTGCTTGCCCTAGAGTTTTCTGATTAGCTGCTGCATCCATAGCACCTACATAAAATCTCTTACTTGCATCATCACCGTACTGTGCCATATTTTCAGCAACACCGGATTTAGTAAATGCCGTTACTTCTTTCTTATATGCCGCATTGATACTTGCTGCCTGATCCGCACCCATCTTGCCTGTAGTACGAATCTGTTGATTCAACTGCATCATATTTCGAGCAGAGTCTGGTAAAAATGCCAGAGCCTTCTTACCAGCTTCACTAGTTGCAGTACCAGTGGCAATAATTTCCTTCATGCCTTCCTGATGTTCTGCAGGAATACTGTCCATTAAGTTTTGCAAGTTGCGTTGGCTATCAACATCCAACTTGCTCATAATATTTCTAAATTGTGAATCTTTAAGTCTAGCATTACGCTCGGCTTCTAGTTCTTGCTTGTTCTTTCCAGTTAGCTTTGTTAGTGCGTCTAAGTCTTTTAAGTAAGCACCAGTCGATGCAACTAACTGAGCGTTAGTCATTCCTTGTAACTGTCCAGTCTTAGCTAACTGAGCAGAATAGGTAACCATGCCTTCGTTAATTGCTTCAGTTGAATAACCTAAACGATTAAGTTCTTTGGCTATTGGACTGCCTTTGATTTCCTTACCTAGTGCTGCTAATCGTTTAGCACCTTCTTCTGACGTGCCTCCTAACAATGCTAGGTCCTTACCAGTCTTGGCAATAATTCCACTAAAGGCATCAAAAGTTAAACCTGCTTGACTAGCAGAGTTAACCATCTCTGTAATGCTGCCGCCGAAGTTTGCCCCAACGCTAGCAGCTTGCTGAAATGACTTGTAAGTTTTTTCGGCTGCTCCTGCAACTGCTCCGAATACTCCTGCTAGAGCACCACCTACAATTGGAATTTGATTCATCGAAGCTGCGGCAGCTTCTAGACTATTACCAACGTTAGCAAGTGTGCTTAGTAAGTTAGTCATTCCTGTAGCAACACCTGCTACAGTGTTACCCAAGTATGCTAGTTTGTCAGCAGAATTTTGGATAGCCTTCCATTCTTCTTCTTTTTTCTTTTTGGCTTTTTCTTCTGCGTCTGTAAGATCTTGTTTGGCTTTAAGAGCTTTCTTCTGCGCATCAGTCATCTTCTCGAGCTCTTCACGCTCTTTTTTACTTGCTGCTGCTAATCTTGCTAACTCTTTTTCTAATTCTTTTATTAGTTTAGGATCGGGTGCCCCTTTGCCTTTGCCGGCTTTGGGTTGAGAAGCTACCATGGCTAGCATAGCCGCTAGAAGTTGTCTTAGAGTCGTCTCCGTAGCCGCATTGTTTAATTGGATCGGCTGTCCGCCCAAATCGCCTGTTACGTCTGCCATTAAGTAAAAATCCTAAAAACTACGCATATAAATACATTCGTAGATATGTTATTTATCGGAGATAAAAATGTCAGACCATCCAAATTTTCAGCCGGCTAACAAGCCATTAAACAACCCACTTGCTAATTATTTTAGACAACCAAAGTTGTATCTAAGATTACCTAGCCAGGGTCAGTTTTATGAAAACGGCTCGCTCGATGCTAGTCAAAACGACGAGTATGCAGTATATGCAATGACTGCTAAAGATGAGTTAATGTTTAAAACTCCCGATGCATTAATGAACGGGCAAGCAACTGTTGAAGTTATTAAGAGCTGTGTACCTGCAATTAAAGATCCTTGGTTAATGCCAAGTATTGATATGGACGCTGTTCTTATTGCTATCCGAATTGCATCATACGGTGAAACTATGGATATCGCTTCAGATTGTCCTAGCTGCAATCATCGTAATGAGTTCGAAATGAATTTATTGGCTCACTTAGATGCAGTTAGCCAATTCCAATACGAGTCTGCATTACAAATTGGCCCGTTAACTGTACATATCCGTCCTTATACATATAAAGAACTTAGCAAGACTGCTATCAAAACGTTAGAACAACAGAAAATTTTCTCAATTGTTAGTGATGATAGCCTCAGCGACGAAGATAAGATTACACAGTTTGGTAATAGCTTTGTTAAATTAACTGAACTCACCGTTGATGTTGTTGCTGGTTGCATTACAAAAATTGCAACACCAGAAGGTGAAGTATCAGACCAAGCGATGATTTTTGAATTCATCCGTAATGCTTCTAGTGAAGTCTTTAATAAAATCAACAGCCATATTTTAGAAATGAAAGATGTAATGACGTTAAAGGCTCAAGGTGTAAAGTGTACAGAGTGCGAGCACGAATGGGAAGTTAACGTAACCATGGACCAGACAAATTTTTTCGGAACAGGATCTTAAGCCTGCCTCAGCCTGAGATCCTTTTGTATGTTAAATCTTTAGAGAAAGAGGCGAGTGCAATAAAGAAAGACATTCTTAAAATTTGTTGGTATATGAGAGGAATGAGTTATACCGAAGCCATGCATTTATCACATGAAGATAGATCGATAATATCAGATATCATTAAAGATAATTTAGAAACTACAAAGAAAAGCGGACTACCGTTCTTCTAATAAAAAAGGACTCCTAGGAGTCCTTTTTGTTTAATGCTTTCTAAAAAAACTTAGTTCGCCGTTCCTCACAGCACTTTCAGTCATTTGTCTCTTATGACGCTCTACGCTATCTGTAAACTTGCCCATCATGCGTTCGCGATCTGCATCAATTTCTGCTTGATTAGGACCTGCTGGTGATTTGCGACCTTTAAGTTTACTTTGTAGAAACCCTGGCTTTCCTTCGTCGCCTGCGTCTGCTGCCGCAGGCTTTGCTGTTGGCGCTGCTGCTGGTTTAGCAGCTGGTTTAGCAGCTGGTGCTGGAGCTGTTTGATTAGTTGTGTTCGGAACTCCGCCTTGAACTTTATCCCCAACTGGTGTTCCTGGAGTGTTTTTCATTGTAGCTGGATCAAACTTTGCTCCGGTGCTAACAGTCTGCTTGCCACCAGCTAGTTGATTATTAAAACTTCCAGCTTTAGCTGGTGCTGCTGCTGGTGCTTTTTGTTTCATTGCTGCGCTAACTTTAGGATCAGCTTTAAGCATTGTTACAAGTTCTGATTTTTGCTCAGGAGCTAACCCTTGAACAGCTTTCTGTACTTGTGCGTATGCACTATCAGCTTTAGGATTTGCTGCTGCTGGCTCAGCTGCTGCCGGAGCTGCCGGAGCTGCCGCTGGCTTTGCTGTTGGCGCTGCTGCTGGTTCAGCAGGTGCTGCTGCATTTGGGTTACCTGGTTTAGCAGTATTAGTTTTGCTAACAGGAGCATTAGCCATAGTGTTAGGCTTTTCACCGCCTAGTTGATTAGCCATTGCACCCATTGCTGGTGAACTTGCTGCACCTGCTGCTGGCGCAGGAGCTGCCGAAGCTCCGGATGCTGCTTTTGTTCCGCTGTTTGCCGCAGTGTTCAATCTTCCAAATGCAGATTTAGGTTGTGCTGCTGGTGCCGGAGCACTGCCTGCTGCTGGTGCTTCACCTGCTGCTGGTTCTGCAGGAGCATCTGCTGCTGGCTCTTCTTCATCACCTGCAACTGTTTTCTTGCCGCTTTGGTAGCCTTTCTTAAAAGCACTGCCTAACCCTGCAACACCTCCAGCTACTGCACCAACTGCTTTAGCTGCACCGCCGGCAACTTTACCGAGCCCTGAACCGATGGCACTCAAAGGACCTTCATCTAGTTGTTCGTTTTCTACTAATAATTCATGAATTTTCATTTTTAATCCTTATGCCATTGTTGGTTCAATTCGTCCGTTGCCTGCATCTCTACTAGGTGCTGCCGCAGCAGGTGCTCCGCCTGAATTCTTTTCTAGATATTTTAATAATCTCACTTTACGATCAACAGGCAAAGCTGCAATTAATTTTTTAACTTGTTCAATGTCCATAGGTGCTGCTGCATCTGCTGCCTTGGGAGAACTAGCAATCTTCATAGTCTTATAAACGCCGTCAACAACATTAGCTGCAACACCTTGCTGTGTTAGAAATGCTTTCAGTTCTTCGCTGTCAGTAGGAGCTCCGGCTTTTTGCCAAGCTGAGTTTAATTTGTCTGCTGTAACTTTTGTTGTAAGGTTCTTGCCCTTGGTAGCTGCCCAGTTCATTGCCTTGCCAGCTGCACCTTTAATTGCGTCTAACGGTCCTTCCATTAGGCGACCTTCACCTAACATCTTGTCATTCAATGTGCATACACGGTTGAACACCATGTAAACTTGACCTTCACTTAACGATTTAGATGTTCTGCTAATGCTTTCGCCTTTCATTGCTTTGAGCAATTCAGCAGCTCGATCTTTGTTAATCATTGGACGAGGATGTGTTCCGTCGATAACTTGTTGCAAGTAATCGGCACTGTACTTGCCGGCAGCTTTACCTGCCGACGTTGCTGCATCAGCTGCTGCGCCCGCAGCTTGTCCGCTGTTTTGTGCTTGCCAGTCAAGAGCTTTTTGTGCGTCTTCTGGAGATATCTTGAATCTCACTCCACTATTGCCGCCTGCATCTACAACACGCTGTAGATAATCACTACTCATGCCAGCACCGTATGGTTGGGATGTTGCAACATCAGCGGCACTATTAGCAGCAGCTTTAGTAAGTTCTTTTGCTGTTAGTCCAGTTGTTTTAATAATTTCTGCTTTCTCTGCAGGGTCTGCTGCTACAAATTCAGCAGCAGCCTTGGCTGTTGCCTTGGCATTTTCTGCTGCATCGGCAGTTGGCAATTGTAGTTGTCCCCTGAGATCCTGTGCATCGCCCATGGCTTTAAATGCTGCATCACTCTTTGCTGCATCACGAACTCCAGCCATTGCATCGCTAGATACAGAACCACTACTAATTCCAGGAGTTGCCATTTGCCCATTGTTAGTCAAGTCGGCAAATGTCTTCATATCCATAGTCTTCAATGGTATGTCACCAGTGAATACTTTCCTACCAGTAGAGTCAAATACTTGTAGAGAATCTCCGCTAGAAGAAAACGTGTATCCTTTGTCGGGCGGAAACTTATTAAGAATTCTATCTTGGAATGCTTGATCGGCAGCTAGACCCTGTTGAATGTCTGCTGGTACTTCGCCGCCACCTTCGGGTTTACCTTTTAGATAGTCGCCTAACTTGCTTGCACCATAGGCCATAGCGCCAGTCTTGCCGCCGGCATAGGCAGCGGAGCTAAATTTTTCACCTTGTAGCAGCTTGTCAGTCATCTTTAACAAGCCTAGAACAGCAGCGCCACCTAGTCCAGCACCACTAATACCAGCGGCTGCAATAAGTGCAGAATAGATCAATCCCTGTGCAATTGGATGTTCTTTGGCAAATGTACGATATTTTTGAATTACTGTATTAATAGCGTTATCCGGACCACCTAACCCTGCTTCAATCTTAGCAACAACATCGTCGTATTTCTGATCAACAGCCTTAATAGGACCACTATCTTGAATCTTTGTTTTTAAATCTTCCCAGGCTTTGTTTACTGCTTCGGCAGCATCCTTACCTTTACCTAATAATGTTCTATTACCGCCAGATGCTGTAGATTGTGTTTCGATTTCAGCAAACAAGCTCTGAATCTGATCAGCTGTTAGTGCTGCTTCTTTTAATTTAACGCCTGCACTCTCCCATAGAACCATAGTCCTTCTACTAGAGTAGTCGAGACCTTCATATAGGTATGTGTTTTTATTATTCGATATTTGTTGAATTCTCATAGGGTTATTAAGATATATTTGTTATTTATTGTGATTACGAGCTAAAGCTCGTATTCGTTTTCGCTAACGCTCAACGAATTTTCTTTCTTCTTAACTATGAAGTAATGTATCTGCGAAGCAGTTTAAATATTATGTAGATTGTTCAGTCACACTTAACCCGAGCAGGGTTAAGATTAGCATTATGTGAGTTGCACAATACACTTAGCGTTAAAGCATTACAGTGGCGGTCAGCCGGTACCACGAGCTTTGTCTTAATATCTGACGGTGGACTAATACACATACGCTAACATATGCACTAGTCTAAGGGTTTTTCTCCCTTCTTTTAGCCTTGTTACTTACAATATTACAAATCAAACCGGTTTTATGAAAGGCATATCCGATCGTCGTCCTGTAAAGGATAGTGATTTGCTACTCTTCGCCAACGTAGAGTTCCTTACCGTCACACATCAGAACGGATTTTGGGCACGATATAGTCGCCTGTGCGGGCTTTTTTGGCGATATTTTGCCTGGATTTGTTGAGCCTAACTGTGCCTGGCGACTGTGTGTTTGTGTTATATTTTAGGTTTTTTGAGGATATGTGAGCCGTGAACTCGAACCTGTATGTGACCGTTGTACCAGTCATTAGATTCTAGAACTTTGTTTTTAAATTGTTCTCTTGCCTCGATGTAGCTGCATTCTGATTTAGTTGTGCAGTAAAATAGAATTTCTCTGGTGAAGTTTTCTTTGCCTAAGGCCTTAATATCTGCTGTTAGCGCATCGCTAGAACCATAATAGTCCTTCCAATCGCTTTCAATTTTGCCTCTGATTTTCTTCTTTTTCTTCTTGCCGTTTTTAAGTGTGACTGATTTGTATGTTGTTTTTGCGAATTTTGCTAGTTTTTTGCCTATGTACTTGCGTCCAGAGATAACGTTGGTGATAAGATAAACGAATCCAATGTATTCGTCCGAAATTTCGGTAACTTCTTTCTTCTTATAAAACCACGTCATCCCGTAGTTAGCTTCTTCGGCCTACCCGGCCTGCCATTCCTGGCAATACGTCGTACTTCTCTTTTTTCTTGTATTTCTACTCGCCTAATGCTTGCCTCGTTGCGTATTTCTGATAACCAATATCGTGCCTTAATGCCTGCCTCGTCTACCCCGGTGTATTCAAACCGGGTCTGCCATTTAAAATATTCCTGAAACGCATGGATCATTCGATCGTGTGAATCTGTACTCAACCAACAATCTCCACATCGTTACTGTAGCTAGTAAACCCATTTTCTTTAATAACTTTTAATACGTGATTTACACGACTTGTTAAATCATCTCGATGTGAGATTAAGAAAATGTTCTTATCGCGCTCTCGACTAATGCGTTTCAATACTGCAATACTAGATTCAACACCGCTAGCATCCATACCACTATCTACTAATTCGTCAATAAACAACAAATTAATGGAAGTGTATAAGTTTTCCCAAACATCACGGAATGCCCAGCTCATCGAAAGTATCAATCTATTGCGTTCACCGCGTGATAGATTGTCAAAATCTAGATCTTGTCCGAGTTGTGTAATGATAACGCTTAGATCGTTTTGGAATTCAACGATATGCGGTAAGCCGATCTTGTCTAGATAATAGGTTAGTCGTTGATTTAAGAATGCCAAGTTCTGATCAATAATGCGTTTACGTACAAAGCTATCTTTGTTTGTTAACAGCTTATACAGGAACTCTTGGTGATCCTTGAGCTTAACTAATTCGTTAACTGCATCCCAGTTAATATCCTGAACAGCAGTATTTTGTAATTCTGTAATTTGTTCAAGATACGGATTATTCTCTGCACACTTGATTTCAAGATCACGCTCAAGACTGCCTAACGTATTTTTATGATTTAGAGCTTGTTCTAAAGTATCGTAGATTACTTCAGGCATGCTTCCTAGTTCTCCTAATTCATTAAGCGCATCAGTATGTTCGATTAATTGAGTGTTTGTTGCTAATGCTTGAAGTGCAGCTTCTTGCAGATCTTTGCGCTTCTTTTCTAATAGAGCAACTTGCTTTTCGTCGTGGAAGCCTTGCCCGCAACTATGGCAGGTATGATTTTCCAGACTTTCAATTTCTAACTTAAGAGTATCTATTAGTTTTTGTTCACGTACTTCGTCTAATTCGCAACGTTTGATCCAGCTATTAAGATCGTTAATAGCTTTACGCTTTACATTGTAAGCATCCAATGCACGATGCGCTAGAATCTCGTTGTCAATGTTGATATGTAACAACTTTTCAATAGCTTTGGCTAGATTAGCCACAGCCAGTTCGTGCTGTTCTTCCCACATCCGTTGTTTGCGTTCTAATGCATCAATACTTTGTTGAATCTTTTCGTTTGAAATTTTAATTGTTTCAATCTTAGTATTTTCAGTAGTAATAGCATCTTTGGTAAACTTAATTTGTTCTTTAAGTGCTTCTGCTTTTTCAGACAATTGTGTAATACCTAACAACTGTTCGATAATATTTCGTTGATCTGCCGCCTTCATTGACAAGAACGGCTCAGTATAAGTGTTCAAAGCCACAATATTTTTAAACATATCGTGGCTCAGTCCAAATAATTCGTCAATAGCTTTTTGTGTTTCTCTAGAATCACCTTGACTTTCGTCTTTATCTAACGATTCTTGTTCTCTTCCGTTTATACTAAACTTGAGTATATTGGGTTTACGTCCTCGTTCGATGTGATAATCTACTCCGTCTTTTTCAAAACTAACAGTACACAGCATGCCCTTGCCGTTAATTTTATTAACTAAATTATCTTTCTTGATATTAGTCAATGCTGTGCCGTAGATAGCATAGCTAAGACCGTTAATAATAGTAGTCTTACCTGTACCGTTACGGGCTCCGCTGTCGTCTCCCCCTAGATCTAAGTTCTCACCTAATACTAGAGTTAATTGCCCCTTATCGAATCCAATAGCTTGAGTTTGGTTGCCCACACTCATAAAATTCTTTACGGTTAAATTCTTAATTTTTATCATAGTTCTTTATAGATGTCTAATAACATAGACTTGTTGTAGCTATCACTTTCAATGGCATTTATTTGGTTCATAACAATAGTATCAACACTTTCAAAGTTGATATCGATTGGAACAGAGTTAGAATCCACTTCTACTTTTTCGGGAATTAACATTAATTCTCGTAAATTAAATTGTGGAATGAATTGTTCCTTGATAAAATTTGCCTCTTCGAATGTAATAGGCAAATCAATAGTAACCCTACAATGCATTTTTTCTCTAAGTAGTAGCTCTGGACTATCGATAATTTGACTTAGCTTGTAGACCCGGTATACAGGTTGCTTGGGCCATGCCTTGAACTCGGGCTTGCCTCCCCACTCTAAAATCATCATGCCACGCTCGTCATCCCCTGCATCGGCATAGTTATGAGGAAATGCATTTCCGATATACCAAATGTTCTGCGCATTTTGACGTTTGTGGAAATGTCCAGTAAACACGTATTCTTGATTTACAAAATGACTGCTTTGGACTTGCCCGTGATCGGGCATTTGTACCATAGCGTTCATGTAGAAACTAGGCAATTCTAAATGCCCAAACATGTACTTGCTTTTAATATTAGGAATAGTCTTCCATTCGTCAGCAATTAACCAAGGCATGATAGTTACGTCGCCTTGTGTTATTGTCTCGTTGACTAGGACAATGTTAGGAAACAATCTTCCAAACTCTAAACTATGAATTTCACGCTTGTCTTTGTAGAACATATCGTGGTTACCGGTAATAACATAGACTTTCTCAAAGCTATTATTGAGTTTTTCTAAGTTACTAACGGTATAGTTCATAGTACTCACATCAGTGGTGCTACGATTATGGTGCCAGTCGCCGAGAAAGATTGCAGTTTCACAACCTTGCTCTTTGGCTGTATCACAAAACCAAGAGACGAAATCTTCGCAATCTTGATTATGTGTACGACTTCCTGATTTTAATCCGAAATGAATATCAGTAAAACATGCTACTTTCTTGAATAGATTCATAGATATATTATAACTTGTTAGGAGACAAAGATCAATCCCAATCCCCGCCACCTTCTCCGGAACTAACAGGCCCACTATAGTTGCTGCCGCCGCTGTTCTGTCTAGTCCAACTTGGGTTCATTCCGTTCATTTCAAGAATGTCGTCTCGAATGTTTTGATTGCGCTTCTCAATGTTGATAATTCTAACGAATGAATTAGTGACAGCAGCAGTATAGTAAGCAAAAGGATTATCAGATTTGCTTTCATCGAATTGAAGTCCTATTTGAGTAAGTTGCAAGATAGCTTGCCCACGCATTTCGTCGTTGTAAGTATAACCGCGAACGTTGCCTCGAGTTGCATATCTCTCACAGAGTTTTAAGAACATGCGAGCTAAATTGTTTGTCATCTTGCCGTGTTCTTTGTTAAACTCGCCAGTTAGTAAATCGCCCTTCCAATGGCTCTTTCCTACCAACACAATGTTATCGTTATCGTCAAATTTAAAATGTTGGAAAGGTGGAAAGTTAACCTTCTCGTGACTATCGGCTGTATTTTTTAGAGTTTTCTTGCGCCCTGGTGCAAGTGGTACATGATCAAATGTCATGATCCTAAAAACAACGTCAGTTTTCTTAATAGTTTTATAATCTACTTCGAACTCTTTAGCAGGCAATTTTTTACCGCCAGTTAATACGGCAGTTTCGTGTGCTTGTTTGCTAAGTTTAATAGCTCGATTTCGTTTAGCTTCTGCAATAGTTCTAATGTTAATTTTCCCTAAATTGGGCAATATTAGATCATAGTCAGCATATCTTGGGTCAGTATAAGAGCAATAGGTATTCTTGCTCAGGTGAATTTCTTTTAATAAGTCCTTGTTTGTCAAGTATTTTATTTTAGGTACTGTAGGTGTCATCTCCGGTGGTTTCTCCATTAGTTAATATAATAGCACATTTTGTCAAGAATAAATACTGAATAATAGGAAATATTGTTCAAAATGGCATTATCCACAAACCCTTTGGCTAAGTTAGTATCCTCGGTATCATCACAAGTAGGAGCCGCAGCCGCATCAGCAGAGACTGCAATAAAATCCGTGAATTTCGATTCTCTTAAAGCAAATGTAGACTCTACAGTTGGCAGATTAGGTGGTGAAATTGGTAGCGGATTGAACGGTGCAACGTCTGCAATGAATGAAATGGCAGGCAAAGCCGGCTCTGCATTAGCAGGTGCAAAATCTGCATTAGGCGGAGTAGGTAATCCAATACAAAGCCTAGCGTCAAATGCCACTGGATCACTTGCAGGAGCCGCCGCAGCACTAGGTGGTGCAGCTGGGTCTATTAGTAATGCTGGTGCAGCTATTGGTGCGAGTTTAAACAAATTAGGTTTAGCCAGTGGTGGTCTAGGCGGAGGACTTGCACAGATTGCTGGACAGATTTCCTCAGCAGCAGGAATGGTTAACAATCTTCTTAGTTTAGCTAGAGGCAAGAACTTACCTAGTGGTGCAGAGCTATTTAAACAGCAAGGAGCATTTGTCGAGTTGAAATCGGGCGCGGCAGATGATTGGCGAGTAAAGTTAAACTGTAATTTTGGACTGTTCGGCGGAGCATTTTCTAGGTTATCTGATACAGGCGGATTTGTTTGGCCCTACTTACCTTCTATCTCAGTAAGTTCCAAAGCCAATTACACACAAATCGATCCAGTACATAACATACAACCATTTTATGCTTACAAGAACAGTCAAATTGACGATATTCAAATAACTGGTGAATTTTCTGTAGAAAATGAAATGGATGCAGAGTACTGGATTCAAGCAACTACCTTCTTAAAGACAGCAACAAAGATGTTCTATGGTCAAGGAGCAAACGTAGGAAATCCTCCAGTGGTGTGTAACTTAACAGGCTACGGTGCTCGAGTTTTTAATAATGTTCCAGTTATAGTAAAAAGTTTTACCGTAGACTTTAAAGACGATGTAAATTATTTGAAGTATACAAAAGGTCCGACTCCTACTTGGGTTCCTATTATGTCAACAATTAGTGTTACTGTAGCCCCAATATATAACAGAACACGACTACGCCAGTTTGATTTAAAGACTTATGCTAACGGCGGAATGACCGGCGGCCAGGGAGTTCTATAATGGCTAGATATAAAAAAACATCACCGTACTATACAACCAAAGAAAATAATCTTTACTTAGAATTATTAACAATTCGTCCAGTACCTGCTGAAGCAGATGACTACGAATATAGGATCGAAACTCAGTATAAACATCGCCCTGATCTATTAGCGTTTGACTTATATGGTAACTCGGCACTATGGTGGGTGTTTGTTCAGCGCAACATGAGCATACTAAAAGACCCTATCTATGATTTTCAACCAGGTACTGTAATTTTCTGTCCTAAAAAATCAAACCTAGAAAAGTATATAGGAGTATAAGATGCCTCTATTTAAAGATCTAGGACAGACAGTCGGTAACCTTCTTCGCCCAGACGGCAATCCGATATCACAGGTTGCTAATGCAGTCAACGTTGGCATTGGTAGCGCAAGAAGTATTACCAATGCCATTTCGGAATCAGCAGCAACACTTAGTCTAAGTGCATTAAACAAAGTGCTACCGGATCCTACTAAGATCCCATTGATCAAGGCGTTTGCTTTTCAGAAGCCACCTGCCGGTGGCCCACCTTATCCTAACACACTGGAACAGTTTGCTTCCTACACGCCGCTGTGGACGTTATGTTGCCTGGAACCAAATCAATTCAACGATCCTAGAAAATATCGAGGCAACCCGGCATCTTTAAAACATGTGGTGTTATCATCGGCAGGCCGATACGACTCCGAAAGAGCAAATACTGCCTACGGAGCTCCGGAATACTTTATTGACAACGTTTTAATGAGCGCACAACTAGGTGGATCAGCAAAGACTGGAAACACAAACGTTAGTAGCTTTACATTCGAAGTCTTCGAACCGTATTCGTTAGGATTATTTTTACAAAGTCTGCAAGCTGCTGCATTAGATGCTGGATATCCTTCCTATCTAAACGATACTCCTTATCTTCTAAAATTAGAATTTGCAGGATTCCAAGATAACGGAGCAATATTTGCATCTTCAGACGAGTTAACAAAATATTTTACAATTAAAATAACCAAGGTCGAGTTCAATGTAAACGAAGGTGGCAGCAAGTATAAAGTAGATGCTTCGCCATTCCACCATCAGGGATTCAGTGATGTTGTTAATAGTGTAACAACCGACGTTAAGATTACAGGTATGACAGTAAATGAAGTGTTAACTTCTGGACCGCAGAGTTTGTGTACAGCATTGAACACAGTTCAATTAGAAAAAGTAGATACCGGACAGGCCGAAGTACCAGACTTGTATGAGATTGTATTTCCTGTTGATTCTAGCGACCCAGTTGGATTAAGCGATAATTCTGTAGCAGAAGTGTTAAAGGCTATGGCTGACCCGAACGCTACTAAGACACAACGTATTGAAGCAGTAGATAGAGAGCTTGCCCAGGAGAATTGGGGTGAAGGTGAGATTGGATTTTCTAGCATGGGCTTTTCTGAATCGTCTGGGGGAAATTACAACTTTAAATTAGAAGGCGATGTAATCGATGAAACAACTGGCAGGATTAAAAGAGACAGCATGTCGATTGATCCTAAACAGCGAGAGATTGTTTTTACACAAGGTACAAAGATTACAGAAATTATTAAGATGGTAGTGTTATCGTCTGAGTATTGTGTTGAGAAATTAAAAGGCGAAAAAATTGATAAAGGTATGATATCATGGTTTAGGATTGATGTACAAATTCAATTATTAGACTACGATAAAATTAGGAACGTTAGAGCTAAACGCTTCATTTATAGAGTTGTTCCGTTTAAAGTTAGTGCTGCAATTTTTAAAAATCCTAGCTCTGTGTCTTCCGGTGAAAATGACATCCAACGAATTATTGCTAAACGTTATGATTATTTGTATTCAGGGCAAAATAACGATATTCTTAAATTTGACTTAACATTTAACGGTATGTTCTATACAGGCATTATGCCACGTCCTCCTAGTCAAAATGCAAATGTTTCAAACGCAGATCAACAGAACGCAGTTCCTGATCAAACACCACAAGCTCGAATTAAAACAGGTGACGCACCAAGTAGTGCAACATCTGCATCGGGGTCACCTGCTGTAAAAGGCGACCCGAAAATGACAGCACCGAGTGCCTCGGGTGAGAAAACAGTAGGACAAATTATTGCAGACTCTTTCAATAAAGCATTCCAGGCCAGCAGTGATCTAACTTCTGTAAAGATTGATATTTTAGGAGATTTGTATTTCTTATCAGACAGCGGAATTAATTCAAACCACCTTGCAGAATATGGTCCTAACGAACAAATTAATTCCGACGGTTCAATGAATTGGGAAGGCAGTCAAATATTTGTTTACATTACCTGGAGGAATCCGTTAGAACCTAACCTAGGAACAACTGGACAAGGAGGGTTGATGGGATTTCCGGATGCGGGAGGGCCAACGCCTTTCAGTGGAATATATCATGTAAAGAGTGTTGAGAATCGATTCTCTAATGGCACGTTCCAACAAACACTAGACTTGGCCCGTCAGGTTAATCAAGAAATTGATTACAAAGGTCAAGAATCAATTAATAAACAAAATCAAACTATGTATGACACTTCTAGGGTTGAAACACCCAAGACAAGTCCTACCGATACACCGTCTGTATTATCAGATGCTGATATTGCAGCAAACAACGCCGCACTTGGCGATTTCATGGGGTAATAAATGGGACAAGAAACAAGAAGTCCAGTTAAAGAAGGCGAAGGTAAATTACCAACAGGTATAGTATCGGCAAAGGTAGTTGGATATTTAGATCCAACGTTTATGTCGGGCCTAATAGTTACCTTACTTCGAGAGAATGGCAATACGATTGGAGATTTAAATCAAACATTTCCAGTAAAATATGCGAGCCCATTCTACGGAGTAACTGGGTACGAATACATGGGAGTCAACGCCGGTGACTTCAACGACACTCAAAAAAGTTACGGTATGTGGTTTCCAACAGTTGAAATTGGAACAACTATTTTATGTGCATTCATTAATGGTAGTCCGGACAACGGATATTTTATTTCCTGTGTGCCTAGCAAATTTATGAATCAGATGATTCCGGCAATCGGCGGAACGACTGAGTATACTGCAAGTGCCGAACAAAAAAAGAAATACGACACTACAAATGCGTTGCCGGTTGCTGAAGTTAATCGTAAGATACACAATCAAAATAGTCTTAATACTGACAAAATAAAAAAACCTATTCATCCTATTGCTGATAGATTTTTACAACAAGGATTGTTGGAAGACGATGTTAGAGGAGTTCCCACTACTACCAGTAGACGAGACATTCCTAACTCTGTCTTTGGAATTTTAACACCGGGACCGTTTGATAGAGGCCCGGGATCTAAAAGTCAGTTCATTGGAACAAAACAAAGCCAAAGTCCTAAGCCTGTTCCTGTTAGTAGACTAGGTGGAACACAGATGGTATTTGACGACGGTGAAGATCGTTATCAAAGAAAAAAACCGGCAGGCGAAGGTCCAGTAGAGTATGCTGACGTAGAAAACGGAGAGAAAGGCGATAGTAATATTCCCTATAATGAATACTTTAGAGTTCGAACAAGAACCGGGCACCAGATCCTCTTGCACAATAGTGAAGATTTAATTTACATAGGCAATGCTAAAGGCACTACCTGGATTGAATTAACCAGTAACGGTAAAATAGATATCTATGCAGAAGATAGTATTAGTATCCACACTGAGAACGATTTGAATATTCGTGCAGACAGAGACATTAACTTTGAAGCAGGACGAAATATCAATATGCGATCCGAAGCTGGAAGATTTCACGTTGATGTTGCTACAAATTTAGAATTAGTAGTTGGAGCTAATGGGTTAATAACAACCAAAGGCAACTTAGATGTAAACACCACAGGCAACAATAAAATTACTGCCGCTGGTACTCTTGATGTTAAGAGCGGCGGTGCTAGTAACTGGACTGCTGGTGGCGACGTAGGAATTAATGCAGCCAATACTACTATTTCCGGAGGAGATATAAATCTCAACGGACCAGCAGCACCCACAGCAGCCGATGCAGCAATTGCAGAAGCTCTACAAACCCACGATAACATAGCAACTGGTTCTAGCGAAAAATGGGATGGCAAAAATAGGTACGCTAAGAAAGAACCAGTGAAGAGTATTATGAAACGTGTGCCTATGCACGAACCGTGGGCGCTACATGAAAACCAAGCACCTCAATTCTTTACTCCAACTAATACAGATAGGGATGCTTAAAAATGGCTAAAATTTACAACAAGAAATCAGTAGCTTCGTTAACAGCTAGTGTAACTGACAATCAGCAATCGTTTACATATAAAGGATTTAGTTCTAAAGAAACTAACAATTCTTTTAGATTAAATGATATCGACTTAGTTAAGCAAGATATTATAAATCACTTTTACATTAGAAAAGGTGAGAAGTTGATGAATCCAGAGTTCGGTACAGTGATATGGGATTTGCTTTTCGAACCATTTACAGAAGAAGTAAAAAAGCTAATAACTGATGACGTTGAAGCAATTATTAACTACGATCCTCGCATTGCAATTAACGGTGTAATTATTGATAGTACTGATATGGGAATACGCATTCAAGCAGATATTACATATTTGCCCTTTAATATTAACGAAAGAATGGCATTCGACTTTGATCGAGAAAACAATATTATAAAGTAAGCACATAATTTTCTTGGTTAAATACAAGATAGGATTAAAAAATGACAACAAGCTCGAGACAAAACAACCTTATTTTAAATGAAGACTGGACTAGAATATACCAGACATTTAAAAATGCTGACTTTAAAAGTTACGATTTTGAAAATCTTCGTCGCGTTATTATTTCCTATTTCCGTGAAAATTATCCGGAAGACTTTAACGACTATATCGAGTCTAGTGAATACCTAGCACTAATTGACGCCATTGCATTCCTTGGGCAGAGTCTTGCGTTTCGTGTTGATTTGGCTAGTCGAGAAAACTTTATTGAGCTTGCAGAACGTAAAGACAGCGTATTGCGTCTAGCGAGGATGTTGTCCTATAACGCCAAACGAAATGTCGCATCAAAGGGCTTATTAAAGTTCGATACAGTTAGCACCACCGAATCTATTTTAGATAGCAACGGCAAGAATTTATCACAACAAACCATCGTCTGGAATGATCCAACAAACCAAAACTGGTCCGAGCAGTTTATCACGGTATTAAATGCAGCAATGTCTGACAACACCGAATTCGGCCGTAGTCAAGGAACTTCAACAATTGAAGGAATCCAAACAGATCAATACAGATTTAGGACAGCATCTTCTGATGTACCTATTTTTACATTTAGCAAAGTAGTAGCCGGACGTCAAATGCCGTTTGAACTAGTGAGTACTAGTTTTAAAGGCCAAGAAGAAATATACGAAGAAGCGCCTACACCTGGAAATCAAATTGGGTTTATTTACAAAAATGACGGTCGTGGAGGCACTAGTGCTAACACTGGATTCTTCATGATGTTTAAACAAGGTAGTTTAGAATTAGCAGATTTTTCGATAGACATTCCAACAACTAACGAAGTTATTGCTATTGATAGTAATAACATTAATAATGACGACATCTGGTTATTTGCTCTAAGTTCTGCAGGAGTTCAGTTGAATCAATGGACTCAGGTCAGTAGTCTAGTAGGTAGTAATATTGCTTACAATAGTGTTAACTCTAGTATCAGAGATATCTATTCTGTAATTACAAAAGAAAATGATAGAGTTGATATCGCATTTGCTGACGGAGTTTACGGAAACCTCCCACAAGGTGCGTTTAGAGTCTATTACAGACTAAGCAATGGATTGGTTTATCAAATAGCACCTAACGAGATGCGCGGCATTAATATTGCTATCCCATATGTTAACAAGCAAGGTGTAAGTCACACCCTTAATGTAACAATGAGTTTAAAATATACAGTGAGTAGTTCTTCTGCCACAGAAAGTCTTGCATCAATTCGTGCAAATGCACCTGCTCAATATTATACTCAGAACAGGATGGTAACTGGTGAAGATTACAATCTTGCACCCTTAACTACATCTCAAGATATTCTAAAGATTAATGCTATTAATAGAACATCTAGTGGTATTAGTAGAAACTTTGAAATAATCGATGCTACTGGAAAATACAGTAGTGTTAATGTGTTTGCAGATGACGGGCTAATTTATAAAGAAGAAACCGAACGTTCTATTGCTTTCAAGTATACTAACAGAATCGAAATTTTAAACTTCATCAGAAACACGATAGAACCATCTGTAAATGATACCGATGTCTATAATTATTATGTTACTAAATTTGATAGAATTAGTTTTACTGATCAAAATACGTTGTGGAATCAATCTACAACAGACGTAAACCTTTGTACCGGTTATTTTAATAATGCCGTGGATACTAACATAATTTTAAAGGTTGGTAACTATACTACCAGCACATTAAAATATATCTCTGTAGGAGCATTAGTTAAGTTTGTTCCGCCGGTATCTTCAGACGCCACAAAGAAGTATGTGTTTAATAAAGGTAAGTTATCGTTAGTTGCAATTGGTGCAAATAGCATTGATTACAGCGATCGTATTTGGACCAAAGTTATTAAGGTAACAGGCGACGGAACTAACGCCGGTAAAGGAGTGTTGACTTCTGGCTTGGGCGCTATACAGTTTAGCGATACAGTTCCTACTGGAGCAATTGCTACTCGTATTGTACCAAAATTTGCAACTAGTTTCTCGTTGGCATTAATTGCCGAGATAACAAATCAGATGTCTAGTAATTTAAATTTCGGTCTAAGATACAGTGTTATTGATGCTGACTGGAAATTAATAACAAGTGCAAATTTAAACTTATTGAGTAATTTTAGCCTAGGTAAAGCAGGAGACATTACAAATAGTAGCTTGGATGCCTCGTGGATAATTGCTTTTGTAAAAGAAGCTGACGAGTATGTTATTCGAATTCGCGGGCTTGATTACATCTTTGGCAGCATTGAACAGAATAGATTCTATTTTGATTCTAAGTCTAAAACATATGATGGAAAAACAGGCAAAGTCGTCAAGGACCAAGTTAAAGTATTGGGCGTAAATCCTGATAGTAATTTATTGGATCCACTAAAGCAAGATATTAGATTTGAGATTAGTGATACTATTAGATTTGATGATGGATATCAAAGTGTTGATAAAATTAAGATAGCATTCTTTGACAGCGACAGTGACGGTGTTATTGATAATCCAGATGCGTTTGAACAAATTGTTGGATTAGATTTAGATTTGAATTACTTATTTTTTCAAGAAGTTACTGATACTTTAGGTAATAAAGTTAAGCAATATATTAACAACGATGATGGACATATTTCTATAGAACAAAAAGAAAGCACTGTTAATGTTAATAATTTTAACGACGGTGATTTAATTTACTTCTGGAATAGTGACGAAGATCAAGTTAAGCGAGTTAACAGAACAACTAACACACTTGAATTAGAAAGCACTTATTCTGCAAGTATTGGTCGAGCTGGATTAAAATTTCAATACATACACAATGCTAGTGTAGATCGTAGAATCGATCCTAGTGCAAGTAACATTATGGATGTTTATATTTTAACAAGAAGTTATGATACCAGTTATAGAAATTATCTAGCTGGTGCAGTTGCAACAGAACCCGAAGCTCCTAACAGCGATAGTCTTCGCATTAGCTTTGGTACAAAATTAGGACAAATTAAAACAGTTAGCGATGAGATAATTTATCACCCTGTTCAATATAAAGTGTTATTTGGATCCATGGCAGATGCAAAGTTGCAGGCAAAATTTAAAATTGTAAAAAACCCTAATAAGTTAATCAATGATAATGATTTAAAAGTTAGAGTTATAAATGCAATCAATGAATTTTTTGATGTTAATAATTGGGACTTCGGTGACAGATTCTATGTCAGTGAATTGATAACCTATGTTATTAACACCGCCGCACCTGATATATCAAACATGGTATTGGTACCTAGACAGCCTACACAAAGTTTCGGAAGTTTATTTGAAATACAAAGTAGAGTAGACGAGATATTTGTTAGTGGCGCAAGAGTAGACGACATTGAAATAGTGACTGCAATTTCTGCTACAGAAATCCGAGCAATCAGCAGCACAATAATTACAAGTACAAATTAATATGGCACAAGAAAATTTCCCAGACAGTCAATTACCGATCAGAAGAACCGTAGAATTATTACCGCAAGTTTTTCAAACTGAGGCAAATAAAAAGTTTTTATCGGCGGTACTTGACCCGCTAGTTCAACCGGGCGTATTACAGAAAACTGTAGGATATGTCGGTCGTCGCTACGGAAAAACTTATAATGCTAGTGACATCTATTTGGACACTGACGAAACTTTAAGAAGTCGTTATCAACTAGAACCGGGTGTTGTTATTACTCAAAATAACACAGTTACTAATTTCTACGATTATCTTGATTTTAAGAATCAAATTAAATTCTTTGGAAATAAAGAAGAGTTTGATGCAACAATAACAGCACAAGAACACTATTCCTGGAATCCCCCAATTGATTGGGATAAGTTCATTAACTACCGCGAATACTATTGGGTACCCGACGGCCCTCCTGCGGTGAAGATTTTAGGACAAGATCAAAATATTGTTAGCACCTACAAGATAGGTCTAGGAGTCGGCAGTGTCTTCTTGTTTACTCCTGACGGTCTAACAAATAACCCTGCGTTGACTCTGTATAGAGGTCAAACATATAAGTTCCAAGTAAATGTTCCAGGTAATGGTATTACTTTTAAAACAGCAATTGATACAGGTACGTTGTTGTACAATCCGTTAGTTGCATATTCTAAAGGGCAACTTACTGTTTTTAACAACCAACTATGGAGAGCATTAGATAATATACCGCTCGGCGACGGAAGTACAATCGACTTAGCTACTCAAGATTGGGAATTTGTAGATGACCTTCAAATGACAACCGTGTTGAATTATGATAAAGGAGTCACTAATAATGGCGCCGAAACAGGCACTATAACATTTGAAGTTCCATTAGATGCACCTGATGTATTGTTCTATCAGAGTGCTACTGATCCTAACAGATTTGGCAGATTTATAATTTCTAATATCGAGACTAATACTAAAATTAATGTTGAGAAAGAGATTATTGGAAAAGAAACATACACCAGCAGTAACGGTGTTGAGTTATCTAACGGCATGGTTATCTATTTTATCGGATTAGTAACACCTGCCAAATATGCTGATAACAACACTAAGTGGTTAGTTGAAGGTGTAGGCACACAGATAACGTTAACTAAGTTTACAGATCTAATTGTATCTGAAAATTTAAATAACACAGCAGCAGAAGTTTTGTTTGACAACGGAGGATTCGACAGCCAACCATACGACGATGCTGCGGCATATCCAGCATCTAAAGATTATATCACGATTAACAAATCTAGTATAGATTCTAATCCGTGGAGTCGTTATAACCGTTGGTTCCACAGATCAACATTAGATTATTCTCATTCGTTTAACGGTAGTAATTTTGAAGCACCTGAATCAACAAGAGCTAAACGACCTGTAATCGAGTTTAAACCTAATCTACAATTGTTTAATCACGGTAGTACTGCAAAACAAACAGTTGATTATGTTGATGATTTTACCACAGATGTATTTTCAGTTGTAGAAGGCAGTCTAGGATATATTGTTGACGGTGAAAGTTTATTTGACGGCGCACGAGTGCTAGTCACAGCAGATACAGATAGTCTTACGAATAATCAAATTTACGTTGTTAACTTTATCAAGCACAACAATGTAACACAAATTAATTTAAAGAAATCTGATGATTCTGAATCTCTGCTAGGAGAATGTGTTCTTGTTAGACGAGGCAATAACAATAAAGGATCAATGTTCCACTTTAACGGAACAATGTGGGTTAAGAGCCAGGCAAAGACAGCTATTAACCAACCGCCTATGTTTGACATGTTTGACAATAACGGTGTTAGTTTTTCTGATGCTGATACCTATCCTGTAAGTTCGTTTGTTGGAACTAAGGTACTAAGCTACAAGCTCGGTTCGAGTGTTGTGGATTCTGAATTAGGTTTTAGTTTATCTTACCTTAACATCAATAATGTAGGCGATATTCAATTTGAATTTGACTTAGATGCTGATTCGTTTAATTACAAAATACAACAGTCGGTATACACAAAAAATATCTCTACAGGATTTTTAAAGTTTAACGGCATTGAAACATACAACAACGGTTGGACAGTCTTAGACACTGACCTAACTCAGCCTATTATTGATTCGATAGCAGTAACTTCTGCATCGAATGTAATAACATCTACCGCAGTTGACTGGGATAATGTAACTGACTCACAAATTAAGAAAATAGTGTTTTATGTTAATGGAGTAGTAACAAAGAAGACCTGGACTAGATTAAATGGCACATTTACATTTAGCAGCAACTTTGCCGAAGGCGATGTTGTTACTATTAAGATATTTGCTGACTTAGATCCTGTAACAGGATACTATGAGATTCCGTTAGGGCTTGAAAAGAATCCACTAAATGAAAAAATTAAAACGTTCACATTGGGCCAAGCAGCAGATCATGTGTTGTCTGGTGTTGAATTAATTGATAACTTTTCTGGAATTTATCCAGGCGCTAGTAACCTTAGAGATATCTCAGGGTACGAGTCGAAGTCAAAGCGATTCTTAAAACACAGCAACATAGCACCGATCGCTATGGTACTATTGTGTGATAAAGAAGTTAACATTGTAAAATCTATTCAATATGCTAAGAAGGCATACACAGATTTTAAAAATACATTTATTGATTTAGCATATACACAATACTACGATCAAAATAGTATTGATTATGTAGATACTATCCTAGAAGAAATAAGCAAGACACAAAATTCTAGTCGCCCATTTTCCGAATCGGATATGATCGGCAGTGGAGCATACACTGAATTAAACTACGTGGTAGAAGACGAAGGCATCAAGACATTTGCATTATCGGAGAAGTTTGATCTAGAAACTCTAAGTTCTCGAGCTGTGTATGTCTACTACAATGACACACAGTTGTTGAATGGAGTTGATTACGAATTTAATTCTACATTTGGATTTGTTAAATTATTAATTACATTGTCCGAGAATGATACTATTCGCATTCGTGAATACATATCAACTTCGTCAAACTTTATTCCACCAACACCTACAAAATTAGGGTTATATAGAAAATATACACCTATGAAGTTTTTGGATACAACATATGTCGAGCCAAAGGAAGTAATACAAGGTCACGACGGAAGTATCACAGTTGCGTACGGTGACTTCAGAGATGATGTATTATTAGAATTAGAAAAACGTATCTACAATAATATTAAACAACAGTACGACGAATCAATTTTTGATAACGATGCAGTATTAGGTGGTTATTATGGTAATGCCGAGTACAATAAAACAGTAGTAGATGATATCATTGCTCCTGAATTTTTAAAGTGGATTTCTGATACAAATATTGATTATGTAAACAATACGTATTTTGATAGCGAGAATAGTTTTACCTATACTTACTCTAATATGGTAGATCCTACAAGTACTAAAAATCTACCAGGTTACTGGAGAGGAGTTTACAAGTGGTTCTACGATACTGACAGACCACATCGTTGCCCTTGGGAAATGTTAGGGTTCTCAGAGAAGCCAACTTGGTGGGAAAGCGAGTACGGCCCAGCACCTTACACAAGTAATAACTTAATACTGTGGGAAGACCTACGAGACGGTATTATTCGCCAAGGTGAAAGAGCAGGAATTCGAGACAGATACAAGCGTCCGTCTATAATGAAACATATTCCTGTAGACGAAGATGGAAATTTAATCAGTCCATTAGATTCTAATCTTGCAGGCAATTTTACATTAACTAACAATAAAGGTTTATTTGTATTAGGTGATCAAGGCCCTGTTGAAGCTGCATGGCGTTTGAGTTCAGAGTGGCCATTTGCAACAGTGTTGGCGTTATGTTTGTTAAAGCCGTTCGAGTACATCACTGACAACTTCAACAAGTCTGAAACTATTCTGAATAATGTCGGACAAACTGTTAATAAAAATTCTAACGAATTCTTCACAGTTGATGATTTAGTTTACAACTCGTCAGCAGCATCGGGATTAGTATCTTACGTTGTAAATTATTTAAAGAGTAAAACAATTCCGGTTGAAACCTTAAGTAACAAATTATCTAATATTGATGTTAGGTTAACAAACCGTTTGTCTGGATTTGTTGATCAAACTCAACAAAAGTATGTATTGGACAGTAAAAATCCTAAGTCCACAACAAGTAGTATTTTTATCCCACAAGAAAATTACAACATTATTTTCAATGTAAGCTCACCAATTTACTCGTTAGCATATAGTGGTGTGATTATTGAGAAGACTAATCAAGGCTACAAGATCACTGGTTATGATAGTAAAGATCCGTATTTTACATATTATAAACCAGTCATTAGTCAAACTGATCCTTTAATTTCAGTTGGCGGTGTTAGTGAGAATTTCTTAACATGGACCGCTAATAAGTTTTATGGAAACGGCGTAATTGTAAAAGATGGACAAACTTATTACAGAAGTATAAAGAGTCACACAAGTGGCGATTCCTTTGATTTAACAGCATGGAAGCAATTACCTTCATTGCCATTAACTAATGCTGTCGAGGCGTTAAGAAGACGCCGATTTAATAAATTAAAAACTTCTAGACTGAACTACGGTACAATTATGACTTCGATTCAAGAAGTTGTAGATTTTATGCTAGGTTATCAAGAATACTTAATTAGTGTAGGATTTGTTTTTGACGGGTACGACTCTGCAACACAAACAACTTACGATTGGTTCACTTCTGTAAAAGAATTTATGTTTTGGACAAAGCATAATTGGAGTGACGGATCCCTATTAACATTGAGCCCTAACTCTCAGAAAGTTGAAGTTCAAGTGGCACTAGGAGTTGCTGACAGTTTCTTAGATAGTTTTTATGATTATCAAATTTTACAAGACGACGGAACACCGTTACGTCCAGAATTCATTGAAGTAAGTAGAGACTATAAAACATTGTCTCTGTCAACAATTAATACAAACCGTGGTATCTATTTCTTGAGAGCAAACTTTGTTCTCAAAGAACATGTGGTAATATTTGATGACAAAACAGTGTTCAACGATATATTATACGATAAGCCAACCGGATATCGTCAAGAACGTATCAAAGCTAGAGGCTTCCGCACAGTTGATTGGGACGGTGACTACACTAGCCCGGGCTTCTTGTTTGACAATGTTAATATCCAGGTATGGCAACCATTTACTGATTATAAGTTAGGTGATATTGTAGCTTATAAGAGTTACTACTGGACAAGCAAGAGTAATCAATTAGGCACAGAGTCGTTCAATGATACAATCTGGACAAAGTTAGATTCAACACCAACTAAAGGACTTCTGTCAAACTTCGATTATAGGATTAATCAGTTTGAAGATTATTATGAAGTTGACACAGACGGTGTTGGCTCAAGTCAGCGCGACCTAGCTAGACATGCTATTGGATACCAACCAAGAGAATACTTACAAGGTTTAGCCGAAGACGAAATTACACAATTTAGACTATATCAAGGTTTCATTAAAGAAAAAGGAACTAACAACGCCATTACTAAAGTTTTTGATAAACTTAGTAAGACACAAGATGACGGAGTTGTGCTTAACGAAGAGTGGGCATTTAAAGTCGGCGAATTCGGCGGAGTTGATCAACTTAGAGAAATAGAGTTTGAGATTTCAAAAGATGATCTACAAGTTAACCCGCAACCTACATTAATCGTTGAATCAAAGAGTTCGATTATTTCTGATCAGAATTTACGAATTGATCCGTCGAGATTTACAATTAGCCCTGCTCAGTTTACTACTGATATTACACCGACGGCGCTATTTGATAGTCCGTCACGTTCGGCAGGATATGTGCATCTCGACGATGTTGAGTTTATTGTAAAGACTAGAGATGATATTTTAGATATTAATATTTTAACAGTAAACGAAAATGATCACTTTTGGGTAACATTTGATTCGTACAAATGGACAGTGTTGCGATATAACGAAACATTATCCTTAAGGATTATTTCGTTAGTAAAGTCAGGTAATGATGTAACAATCCAATTAAACAGAACTCATAATTTTGTTATTGGTGACATTATCGGCATTACTAAAGTTTTTAACTTAACAGGTTTCTACAAAATAACATCTGTAGACAGCACAACCGTTACTGTATCTTCCACAGGAGATGATCCTGCGATTGAAGATAGTACATCAGCAGTGGTTGGAACTTTTACTGAAGCAAGATTTAATACTTATCAAGGAGTAGACTACCAGAGTACAGCCTTGCTGGCAACTGGATCTAAGTTATGGATTGACTCTACTGAGACAGGAACTTGGGAAGTTGTTGAAAAGATTAAACAGTATCAGACATATGATTTAGTAGATTATGGTATTACTGTGCCGGTAAGAACAGGTACTGCGGTTGTATACCTTGAACCTTATAAACAGGTAGCAACCTCGTTGCCTGCATCGAACTATGTAATGATATATTCGGATAGAACTAATGTTAACCAAGCATTGGGCCTAAAACAAATTATTTCAGCTCCATCTGGATTTGAATATGCAGTTGACGGAGTATTTGGAAAAGTGTTGGCAGTAAGTCCGGACTACAAATGGTTGGCAATATCAACACCTACTGCATCGGCAGTTCCTAATCCATATATGGGAGAGTTAACTACTCGTAGTTATTTGGCCGGTGAAGTTGTATTGTACAACGGAAAACTATGGAAGGCTAAAATAAACACTTTACCGTCTGATGGTAGTTCGATCACATTGAATACAGAAGACTGGGAACCAGCAACACTTGTTGAAGCAAACTCAACAAGCCGCGGCACTGGTGTTGTTAATCAAGGTATGGTGTCATTATACACTTACGTTAATGATCAATGGGAAAACGTTTACAACATTGTAAGTCCGCGTCAAGCAACAGATGAGAGATTCGGTAGTGCAGTAACATTTGGAGTAAATGGTTCTACCTATTACATGGCAGTATCGGCAATAGGATCATTATGCGATCCAGCAATAGGTTATGCTACTGGTAAAGGCAGAGTATATCTGTACTATTACAATGGCACTAACTGGACACATCACGAAAACCCAAATTATATGGGAGTCTACGATCCGTCTCCGTCTGTAGAATATCCAGCAGGCAGTGTTGTATGGTCTAATGATAGTCTATGGCAAGCGTTGATCGATACAAACGGCGACGGCAGCACGTTGACTCTTGAGTCAACAGAGTGGGTACAGCTAGATGATGTAACGACTGAGAATTCTCTACCGTCGAACGTAGCAATAGAAGACGACGGGTCGACATTAGCCGCAGGTTTATTGGATCCTACTCAACTTGCAGAGTTGATTAAGGACGGCGACAATTTTGGTTATAGTCTAACAATGTCTAGAGATGCTAGCATCCTAGTCGTTGGTGCTCCTAACAGTGACGGTAGATATATCCCTAACTTTAGAGGACTATGGAATCCTTACCAAGAATACAGAGCAGGAGATGCTGTAAAATACCAAGACAACTATTATGTACTCGATGATACAGTATCTACAACTGTAAGCATTAACGAAGAACCAACAAGCGGAAGCCCTTGGGTATATGAGAGTAATGACGATTTTACAACAACTGGTAAGGTATTTGTATATCAACGAAATAGCAATGGAATATTTGCATTAACTCAAACTATCACAAATCAGTCATTAGAAAGTATTAATGACATTGGATCGTTGGGATCAATAGCGTCTGGTGACAACTTTGGTACCTCTATTGATATAGATGCCGCCGGCACAACGCTAATTGTTAGTAGCCCTACCGCGGATATACAAAAACAAAATCAAGGCGCTGTATACGTCTTTAAACGCAGCGTAGGTGCATTAGAGTTTAGATTAGTTCAGAAGCTACAAAGCTACGAAAACTATACTAATGAATATTTTGGTTCTAGCATATCTATTAGTGCTGCAACAGAACGAGTTGTTATTGGCGCTAAAAATGCAGGGTACAGCCTTCCAACAGGATTTGAAAATGGTACTACTTTTGATAGACGTAGAACATCGTTTGCAGATCCAGGTGGGTTCCCAGGCCAAGTTTATGTATATGAAAGAAAAGATCAAGGATACATCTTAGCTGAAAAGCTACAAGCAGACTTTAGAGATTATGAATCTTTCGGAGCATCTGTTGATTGTACAAACTCTGTCATTGTAGTAGGATCACCTAATTATCAACTTGAAGGAGCACCGATCGGTAAAATCAGATTGTTTAAGAAAACTGCAAACAAGGATAGCATTAATACTATCCGAGCTCAAGGTGAACAAGTTGATTTAAATTCTTTGAAGAATATTGAATTGTATGATCCACAAAAGAATATAAAGATTTCTGACATTGATGTAGTTGATCATTTTAAATTAAAAATTCTTAGCATTGCAGAGCAGGATATTAAATTTAAAACAATTTATGATCCTGCAACATATATGTTAGCAACTGACGATCAGACAATTGATGCAGGACAGGCATGGTTCGAAGATCATGTAGGCGAAGTATGGTGGGACCTAAGTGCAGTAAAGTTTTTAAATGCTGAACAAGGTGATCTATCTTATAAAGTGGGTAACTGGAATACACAGGTAGAAGGATCGTCTGTCGATGTCTACGAATGGGTTGAAACTCCTTTGCTACCATCCGAGTGGAGTATTTTAGCCGATACTACTCCGGGACTAGTTGAAGGAATCAGCGGACAACCAAAGTTTGCTGATGATACCGTCTATAATACAAAAGTATTATACAATCCTACAACAGGTCTAGCAACTAGTACCCTATATTATTTCTGGGTTAAGAATAAAACAATATTACCTGCCCAGAAAGACAGAAGAGTTTCAGTCTCTACGATTGCGTCATCTATTGCAAATCCAGTTGGAACAGGTATACCATTTGTTGCGCTAGTTGGTACTAACCAGTTAGCATTTTACAATTTCTCTTCAGTAGTTAGTAACGATTCTGTATTAGTGAATATTGAATACAATAAAGATGATATCGAAGCTAACCCAGTACATAGAGAATATCAGTTATTAACAGAAGGCGTTGCAGATAATATCCCTTCGGAGTTTTTAGAGAAGAAATGGATTGACAGTCTTGTAGGATTTGACGAGGCAGGAAATACTGTTCCTGATTTTAACTTATCATTGAAGCAACGATACGGCTTGAGTTTTAGACCAAGACAAACAATGTTTGTTAACAGAGCCAAGGCGTTGAAAATTGTTATAGATAACATTAATACAGTGTTGGCATTGCGCCCATTTGTTGATACTATCAATTTTGAAAATCTAGCTGCTAAAGATTCTATTCCTAGTTCATTATTAAATGAGTATGATTTAGAAGTAGACAACTATATCGATCTTGATCAAGTTGGTACTGTAAAAGTAAAACAGGCTGTTTTCTCAGTAAACATTATCAACGGTGAAATAGATACAATTGATATTATTGATCCTGGATTCGGTTATAGAACAGCACCGTACGTTCAAATCCAAGGTACTGGAAAGAATGCCAAGGCCTCTATAACATTAGACACTCAAGGACGAGTATCGTCTATCACTGTAACTAACCGTGGTAAGAAGTACACGTCTGCAATCGTTAAGATTAGACCGTTCTCTGTATTAGTTAAAAACGATATAAGTGATAAAGGATTGTGGAGCATCTACTCCTGGGATCAACAACGTAAGATTTTCTATCGTAGTAAAGCCCAAGGTTACGATACAACAGCATATTGGGAATACACTGATTGGTGGGCGTCTGGATTCAGTTCATTATCTAGAATAACAACTGAACTTGATAGTTTCTACAAAGAACCAACTGTTTCTTTAGAACCAGGAACACTACTGCGAATCAAGGAATATTCCAACGGCGGCTGGGCAGTTCTAGAACGTACTGCTAATGGCGCAGGCAATTTGTTGTCTAATTACAATTTAGTTGGTAGACAAAATGGTACCATTGTAATTAAAGAATCTTTGTACAATGCATTAACTACTGCACTAGGATATGACAATGTTGGTTACTATGATGTAGCATTGTACGACCTGCAACCTATTAGAGAATTGAGAAATATTCTATTGGCAGCAAAAGAAAATATATTCATTGATGATTTAGCTGTCGAATGGAACAAATTATTCTTCTCTTCTGTGCGATATGCATTCTCTGAGCAGCAGTATGTTGATTGGGCATTTAAAACAAGCTTCTTAAATGCTATTCACAATGTTGGAGATCTAGATCAACGTCCTAATTATAAAAACGACAATTTAGAAAGTTTCAGACAATACATCGAGGAAGTAAAGCCATATAGAACAACTATTAGAGAATACACAAGTCGTTATACCGAAAACGAAAACTATCAAGGTGGTACAATTGACTTTGATCTACCACCGGCGTATTCAGTAAGAGATGGAAAAATACTGCCAGTTAGTCAGAACTATAATAGATTTAACGAATACCCTTGGAAATGGTGGGCAGATAACAACGGTTATTCTATAACATCAATTAACGTAGCATACAGTGGTGCAAATTATACCTCTCCGCCAACAGTATTGATAAGTGGCAACGGAACTGGTGCAACTGCAACAGCGTTTATATCTAGTGGAAAAGTATCCGGTATCCGAGTTGATACTCCTGGATCCGGGTATACTCAGATTCCTACAGTAGTGTTAGTAGGCGGTAACGGTACTTCTCAAAGTATTGCAAAAGCTTCTGCCATTATGGGAGACAGCGTAGTTAGAACATTTGATATAACTATGAAGTTCGACAGGATTAGCAAAGCTGGTGAATATCGAGCGTTTACACAAACTCAACAATTTGTAGCTACCGGGTATAGTGCTATCTTTAATTTAAATTATGCACCTACAAGAGATAAGACAAAAATCCAAGTCGTTAAAAATAGTGAGATTATTTTAAACAACGAATACGAGATTGATCTGTATCGTGATTCAACTGACGGATTCTCCTTGCTAAAAGGAAAGTTAAGATTTTTAGCAGCACCTAAGGCAGGAGATGTAATAGTTGTTAGCTACGATAAAAACGATGAATACCTAGATGCAGTTAATAGAATTAACAAGTATTACGCACCGTCGTCTGGAATGAAAGGAAACGAAGTTGGACAGTTAATGACAGGTATCGACTTTGGTGGTGTACAAGTTCAAGGTACTACATTTGATGTAACAGGCGGATGGGATGCGTTACCGTGGTTTACTGACAATTGGGATAGCGTTGAAAGCAATTCCGATTTCCATTATATTGCAGATGGAAGCACAACATATGTAGTATTGCCTTATATTCCTGAAAACAATGCTGTAATTTCAATCTATCTAAAACGAGTTACTGATTCGCGAGCAACTAGAATCGATGATCCTTATTTCTTAGAATACGACGGCATTACAGTTCAACCTAACGGAAGAACAACACCGTTGGCAAATGCATTAATGCCATCTTTTATCGGTGATGGATCAACTAACGTTGTTCAATTGCACAACGCAACAACAGATGAAAATTACATTACAGGCGGTTTAGAAGTTGGTGATACACTAATTTTCCGCAATATCGATAGCGATGGATCAGTAACTATCACAGACATTAATTTGTTAGATACTCGTATTAGCGGCGGAACATTAGCTAATGTTAGTAATGCATATGTTACTGCAACTGGATTAACTCCAGAAGAAATTGTAATCGATGGTGATAAGTTTGTTAGTCCCGACCAAGTGCCAGCACCTGAAGAAAACTTACCCGGACAAGTGTTGGATAGTTTAAGCGTAAAAGTTTTCACAACTACTAGCCCTGGTTCAGCACCACTACAGTCTAAGGTTATTGTAAGTGACGGTGAAACAAGAATATTCGATATCGGATTAAGAGTTCTAGAATCTAAATCAGTTATGGTATATGTTGACAAAGTTAAGAAAGAAATTGATCTAGATTATATTATTAATTTTATTGATAATACCGTAGAATTTATTTCAGCCCCACTTGCTAGTACAGTAATAGAAATACTTTCTATTGGTATTGGCGGCATTGCTCTTATTGATTATCAAGAATTCGTTGCAGACGGAACAACTAGTTTGTTCCTTACTAAAGCAGTATATGCTCAAACAGCAGCAGTGCTAGTTACAATTGACGGTGAAGAAATTGAAACCGGATTTGTAAATAGTGGCGAGTTTACAGATACTGTTGATAGAACATTAGTTCAGTTCGGCCAAGCGCCTGCGTTTAGACAGGTTGTAAAAATTGTTTGTTTCGGTCCTAGTACCGAGACAGATTCTACAGGAATACCTTTCATTAGAATCAATCAACAAACAATTGTTTTCGACGGAAGCAGCAGGACAGTTGATTTAGATAAGTTTGTATCACTATCTAGATCTTCGATCATGTCGTCAATTTTAGTAGAAGTTAACGGTACATACCTTAAAGGTATTGACACTACCTATGTTGTGTACGACGGTACTAACAATGCACTCGAAGTAGGTGTTGATCCTGAAGAAGCCGTTGGTACAATTACATCGGGTGCAATTAAAGTATACATCAACAATGTATTACAGCGATTTGTTATCGATTATACCTATAACGGTAATTTGAACCTAATTGAAATCCCAACTGGTAATTTAGCTCTTGAAGATGTAATCAGAATTGAAACTACTACAAGAACACAATATTCTATAGAGAATGGTAGTATTGTATTTGCTGATGATTTAGTATTAGAAACCGACGACGTAGTTGTTGTTACCTGGTTTAGTGAATACCCAACCATGGATATTATCTCAGATGAGTATACAGGCGGCAAGGTTCAGTATCGATTACCAAGAGCTCCACTAAACATCAGCTATGTTTGGGTTTATAAAAACGGTTCGAGACTAACCAGAGATCGTGACTATGCAATTTCCCTACCAAGAGCAGTTGTTACATTAAACGAACTAACAGTACCAACTGACGAAATTAAGATTGTTCAGTTTGGTAATATTGTATACGAGTCTCCTAAGGCATTTGAAATATTCAAGGATATGTTGAATAACTATCATTACAAGAGACATTCTAGAAAGAATACAGTTAAGTTAGTTAACGATTTGTATTATTATGATACATCAATAGTGTTAACTGATGCAAGCATGTTGCCTATTCCTATGCCTGCTAGAAACGTGCCAGGAGTAATAACAGTTAATAATGAACGAATTGAATATTTCTCGAAGACTGGAAATGTAATTTCTCAATTACGAAGAGGTAGCTTAGGAACAGCAATTGCTGAAAAGCATAAAGCAGGCAGTTTTGTAGTTGACGTTGGCTTTACAGAAACATTACCGTACTTAGAAACTCAAGAACGAACAGATTTTACCAGCGATGGTAGCAGTTTAATGATTGGGCCTCTAGATTTTATTCCTACCCAAGGAGTTCGATCTGAGTGGTATAGAGACACTATTCCTGCAGAATATGGTCCTTGTGACGAGATCGAAATATTTGTTGGAGGCAAGCGTCTGAATAAGAATCCGCTAACTGTTTATGTCGAAGCCAACGGTGTAAGCAGTCCTTCTGCAGACGTAACAATTGATGCTGAATTTAGTGTTGATGGCAGTTCTGCTTATATTCGATTAACTGACGTTGCTCCTGCAGGAACACGTATTACAGTTATTAGAAAACAAGGAAGAGTATGGTATGAAAGAGGTCAAGCATCCGCTAGCAAAGGAGTAACCTTACTATCTAATGCAACACCAGTGGCAGATTTCATCACAAATATGGGCACAGAATTGCCCGAATAAATAACATATAAAACAAATCAGAGATTAACATGTCAGAAACTCAAAACACTAAAATACCCGAAAAGAAGCCTAACGAAGTAGGTGGGTTTCATTTCGAGGGTCATATTAAGATATTTGACCCAGAAACTGGAGAAGTTTTTCAAGATAAACGAAATGCGATTCATTATGAAAATATGAGTGTAGCAATGGTAAATTCGTTATCGAATCAAGGCCAGGGCACTGTGTACGAGATGGTGTTTGGAAACGGTGGTACTACTGTTGATCCTACAGGACTTATTACATATTTGACTCCAAATACTATCGGTACTAACACTAGTTTGTATAACCAAACTTATACTAAGATAGTAGATCAGAATGCATCTGAAAATACAGATCCTGTTAGGAACAAGATGGAAATTCGTCACATTAGTGGTGCAACTTATAGTGATATTATTATTAGTTGTATTTTAGACTACGGCGAGCCTGACGGACAAGAAGCATATGATAATAGCCAAGATTTAGCAGGCGACTTTGTATTTGACGAGTTGGGCCTTCGATCTTTCAATCCTTTAGGTGACGGAAAGTTATTAACACATGTGGTATTTCATCCTGTGCAAAAATCATTAAACAGATTACTCCAGATCGATTACACAATTCGTATCCAGAGTTTAACTAGTTTCACAGAGGTTTAATAAATGCCATATATTGTTAATTTTACAGATAAAGAAAATAAACTACCAATTACAGTTTATGATAACACCTCTAGTACAGATACTAGTTTAGTGTTTCCTGGAAGGAATGTTACTGGATACGGACAAACTATTGCAGAGAATTTTTTAGCATTACTAGAAAATTTTGCAAAAGAAACAGCGCCAGTAAATCCTATTGAAGGACAGTTATGGTTTGATACCAGTGACGGTGTTCTAAAACTATGGGATAGTACTACTTGGAAAGCTGCCTCTAACATTCAGAAGGGAGGCGTTGAGCCAGCCACTGAGCAAAGTAAAGTAGGCGAACTTTGGGTAGATACTACTAACCAGCAACTTTATGTATATTCTGGTACTAGATGGATTTTAGTTGGACCTAATTTCTCAACAGGTTTGCGAAGCGGCCCGATTGTTGAAGAAGTTATTGACTCTGATAACATTGCTAGAGTAGTATTAATTTTTTATGTCGAAGATAATCCTGTAATTATTTTTAGTAAAGATGCATTTACACCTAAAATTTCTATCACTGGTTTTGTAACAATTAAATCAGGATTAAACATAACAGCTAACGATATTGCAGCCAACGGAGCAGAAACTAAAATTTGGGGAACTGCAACTGCTGCTGAATCTTTAATAGTATCTGATGTAGAGATTGCAGCTAGCAAATTTTTAAGATCTGATATTGTTAATACTATTGACTACGGTCTTAACGTAAGAAACAACCAAGGTATTACTATTGGTATCGATGGTACATTTAGTGTAACAAATAGTGATACTGCTGCAAAGATTTATAATTCTAATCCAGGTAGTAGCGTTGACTTACAAGTTAACAGAGATGGTATTCCTACTACTGTTCTTCGAGTAATTAACAATACCGTAGGCGTTAACGTTGCAAGCCCAGACGAAGCATTGCACATTGACGGCAATATTAAATCTAACGGTTCTATAATTTTAACAGATACTACAGCTAGTACTAACTTTAACAACGGAACATTTAGAACAGCAGGTGGCGCAGCAATTGGAAAGAATTTATTAATAGGCGATGGACTCCAGGTCACAGGAACCAGTGTGTTTAACACGGTACAACCTACAACAACTGATACCTATGATTTAGGAACAGAAATTAAACGCTGGAAAACTGTTAGAGCTAAGACATTAATTGCAGAAACAATCGAAGGTGTTCTTACAGGAAACATTGTTGGTAATTCTTCAACATCAACCAACCTTAAATTTACAACTACATTTAAGATGGAAGGTGATGTAACATCACCGAGCCTTCAATTCGATGGACAAGTTGGCGGGTTAACAAAAACATTTACAACCTCACTAACGTCTGGACTTATCAGTAGTAAAAGTGAACCGTTGCCAAACATATCAAAACCTACAGACTTTGTTTTAGTCTATAGAGGATCTGAGGGACTTTTAAAAGAATCAAGGAATGTGTTTGTTGGCGACCTAGGAGTTCCGATGGGCGGCATACTACCATTTGCGGGAGCAGAAGTTCCATACGGATATCTGCTATGTGACGGTAGTGAAGTAGAAAGAACAAAGTATAGCGACTTATACGACATAGTAGGTACTATCTATAATGGATCAGTGCCGTTGGTAGGTGTTAACACATTTAGATTACCGGATCTAAGGGGTAGATTTCCATTAGGTCGTGATAACATGGACAATGGCGGTACAGTACCAAACACTACCGGCGGTTATGTAGATGCAGGTGGCGGCAACGTTGATAGAGTAGCAGGTACTGCCCCTGATAACTTAGGTGATGGTGGCGGTCAAAGTTCTAATGCATTGACTGTTTCGAATCTACCAGAACATGAACACAGTATGAAAGGATCAACAGGTCAGCAATATTATGCGACCAGGGTCGATAGTGCAATTCCTGTTGATACAGGATCATTATCGGACAAAGGTCCAACTACAGTCGGTCAGAGCCAATATATCCCTTCCAGTGGCGGCATTAAAACTGCTGGTAGTTTAGGACAGCAGTTCTCTGTTATGAATCCGTTTTTAACATTGAACTACATTATTCGTTCCGGCCCAGCGGCATTCTAAGGTAAAGAGACATGGCATATACAATTAACAAAACTGACGGAACAATTTTAGCTACAGTTGCCGACGGGCAAGTAGACACATTGTCGAGTGATTTAACACTAATCGGAAAAAATTACAGCGGCTTCGGCGAATCATTAAACGAAAATTTAATCAAGATGCTAGAGAATTTCTCTAGCTCGTCTGCACCAGTACATCCGATTAAAGGACAAATTTGGTTTGATGTAACTGAACTAAAATTAAAAGTCTATAACGGAACAGGCTTTGTACCAGTTAGCTCTGCTACTATTTCAGGAACTCGCCCAACTACATTAGGTGTTGGAGATTTATGGTTTAACGACATAGACAAGCAGTTATACTTCTTTGATGGAACTAACACAATTTTATTAGGACCGTCGTATTCGGTTAGTCAGGGCGTTAGCGGATTAAAAGTATCAAACATTTTAGATACACTAAACCAAAATCGAGTAGTTACATATCTATATACTAACGGAATTTTGTTAGGTATATTTGCTAAAGATAGCTTTACTCCAAAGATAGCAATTGATGGATTTACAGGAAATATTGAGCCAGGATTTAATGCTGGTTCGTTGGCCGGTATTAAATTTAACGTAACATCATCTAACTCGGACAAGTTAGGAAATCAACCAGCTAGTGCATATGTTCGAAACGATACTTCAAACATTGTTAACGGACAGATTATTATTTCTTCTAATCTAGGATTGATCGTAGGTGACGCAAACCAAGGCCAGTTCCAGGTGCAAGACGGTAATTTAATTATTGCTAACATTGCTTCTAACAAAAATCTAGTTCTTAACGTTAGACGAGACGTTATTGCTGAAGCTGCGATTGAAATTGAATCGGCTAACAGAACCATTAGATTATATGATGGATATCCAACTAGTGAAGTTGTAGTTAGCGGTAGTTTAACAGTTGATGGAAATTTAACAGTTAACGGAGACATTGTAACAGTTAACACTAGTGTAATGACTATTGAAGATAAAAATCTTATCTTAGCAAGACAAACAGATGTTACTCCTACTGATGCTAACGCAGCAACCGGTGGCCTCATATTGCAAGGAGCATCGAGTCATATATTCTTATGGCATGATGTTGGACAGGCTGCTCAAGCAGCATCGGATGAAGCATTAGCTAACGGATATAATGATGCATTGCCTGCATTAGCAAGTCAAGCATGGACTAGCACAGAGCATTTAAATTTAGCCACAGGCAAAGAATTTAAAATTGACGGAGTTACAGTATTATCGGCCACAGCACTAGGTCCGGGAATTACAAGTATTCCTGGTGTAACATCTTTCGGTGCCCAGACACAACTAACAGTTGACGATCTCTATCTCAACGATGCTGCAATAGAAGTTACAGCATCGAACACTGATTTATCGTTAATTATAAATGGTACAGGTACTTTAAATTTAGGTAATAAGAAAATATCAAATGTTGCAGACCCAACATCGGCCCAAGATGCTGCAACGAGAGAGTATGTTGATGATACCGTTGAATCTCGAAGCCTTGTTTTTAGCATGGATATTTCCGACGGTATTGCTAATTCGGGTATTGCTGCATTATTGGAACAGATTGCTCCGATAGCAGAGTATCGAAACGGAACAATAGCACGTATTCTATGTTCGTTTGCAGTTAACGGAACTACAAATTTAGATATTAATCCGTTAGTTTCTACCAGTTCTCTAGAATTTGTAACACCAACAGGGTCAGCATTTGGATTGAATAACATAAGTTTTGCATCTGCAACTATTGCTGCTCCAGGCTTATCTATCTCCAGAACAGTTAAGACATTCCAAATTATTAGCAATGCTTGGACATTTGTAAGTTAATGAGTAAATATGTAGGGAGCGACGAATGGCATATATAATCAACAGGGCTAGCGGTACTAAATTAGTGGTGCTAGATGACGGTACTTTAGATACTTCTACTAGCATCGGCTTATTAGGACGTAACTACACCGGGTACGGTGAAGTTCAAAACGAAAATTTTTTATATCTATTAGAAAATTTCGCAAACGATAAACCACCAGCAAGGCCGTTGTCGGGACAAACATGGTACGATACCATTACTAATTCATTGAATGTGTATAACGGTTCTGCTTGGTCCCCAGTAGGATCGGCAGTTGTTTCACAAAGCGAACCGGAAGGATTTAACGGCAGCTTATGGTATAACACTATTACTGATCAACTATCTGTGTTTGAAGACGGCATTTGGAAATTAATAGGACCAGAAGCTGTAGAGGGTTTTGGGCTTACTAGATTAAAAGCAAGAAGTGTTTTAGACTCCGAGGGTATCAACCATGTTGTTTTAGAACTGTTTGTAGACGGAGTTCAATTAGCGATATGTGCTAATGCTACATTTGTTTTAAATGATATTAATTTAATAGAAGGGTTTAGCGAACTAAAACCAGGTATTAACATTAATTCCTTGAAAAGTTTCGTAGGTACACTTACTGGGAATGCAGAGTCAGCATCTCGATTATCATCTAATAATACCATTAACGGCGTTGTGTTTGATGGTAATAACGATATAACAATTACAGCGAACACAACAAATTTATTAACCAGAGGAACCTACCTCACTGGCAGTAATTTTAATGGGTCAGCAGCAACTACTTGGGCAGTAGATGCATCGTCTGCTAATACTATAGGAAAGGTCGTTGCTAGAGACAGCGCAGGAAATTTCGAAGCAGGAACTATTACTGCTAATTTACAAGGTACTGTTACTGGTAATGTCACAGCAACTACCGGCACTAGCTCGTTTAATATTGTACAGGCAAATCAATTCATCGGAGCAACATTGTCCGGAAATGCAGATACTGCATCAAGATTGGCCACCGCTAGAACCATTAACGGAGTTGCATTTGACGGGTTGAATAACATAACTATTCCTGTTGCTGCTGAGAATATTTCAGGAACAACAATTGCGTCTACTGTAATAACCAGTAGCCTTACATCAGTTGGTACACTAAACAGTGTAGATGTAAGTACAACAGGTTATATTACCATAGGTGGACCAGACCCAGTATCTGCTACATTAGCTGTTACTATAGACGGTGTTACACCTACATTTACTGGAAACACAGGATCTATCAATATCGCTATTGCTGATTCTACTCAAATAGATGATATTGCAAGTTTTGCATTTGTAAACTCAACAATATCTCTTACAGTAGGCGGTCCTGCTGCCCCGGCATTTATTCCAGATTCTGAAAATACAACAAATTTAGGTATATCGACACGTAAGTGGAATACAGTATATGCTAACTTCTTTGATGGAGTTGCAACATCTGCTAGATATGCAGACTTAGCTGAGAACTATGTTGCTGATGCTGAGTACGAACCAGGCACAGTATTAGAATTTGGCGGCGAAAACGAAGTAACCTTAGCTAGTGACGGTACTAACAAACTAGCAGGTATTGTTACAACAAACCCTGCATACCTAATGAATAGTGAATGTGCAGGAGAGTTTATTGCAGGTATAGCCCTACAAGGGCGTGTACCGTGCAAAGTTAGAGGAACAATCCGTAAGGGCGACATGCTTATTAGCGGAGGTGATGGGTTTGCTAGACCGTGTTTCCAACCAGCAATAGGCACTGTAATTGGTAAAGCTCTTGCTGATTTTAACGGCACTTCGGGCGTAATTGAAGTAGCTGTAGGTAGAAATTAAATCATGCAAATTACGATAAATAACAGTTATAACGGAGTTGATCAATGGCATATCAAGTAGACAAATTTAATGGAACATTCTTAGTCTCTGTCGACGACGGAACCATTGATACTACCACCGATTTGCGTTTTGTAGGTAAGAATTATGCTGGTTACGGCGAAGTACAAAACGAAAACTTTTTACATTTATTAGAGAGCTTTGCTAATACATCGGCACCTCCTAAATCTATTAACGGTCAGGTGTGGTACGATAGCGGTAATAAAAAGTTAAAATTCTATGATGGTTCTCAATACAGAACAGCAAGTGGCGCAGAAGTAGGCCCAACTGCACCTTCTGGATTGCAAGCTGGAGATTTCTGGTTCGATACAAGTTCGGAACAGTTGCATACTTGGAATGGAACAGATTTTATTTTAATTGGTCCAGAAACTGCTCCTGATTTAGGTGCTAGTGCAGTATCTTCTCAGGTTGTAAAAGATAATTTAGGTAATAACCATACAATTGTAAAGTTCCAATCTGGCGGTGATATTATATCATTGGTTAGTAAGGATGCGTTTACACTAGATAGTGCTATAAATCCTATCACTGGATTTACTACAATCAAAAAAGGTATTAATTTAGTTAACACAAACGGTACAACCGGTGTTACTAGTACCGATCATTACTTCTGGGGAACCGCTAGTAATGCCGCAAGATTGGGAGGATACCCAGCTGCCGACTTCCTTAGAACAGGGGAAGTATCATTTACTCAAGAAATTTCATTTAATGACGCTGGTTTTACAATCGGTGACCAAAACGATATACGTTTTAGAATTGAAAACGGTGACGAACCTGTAATCGAGAATCGCTTAGGTAATACTATTACTATGCGTATCAGGATAACAGACAGTGATCTACGAAATGTTGCAATTTTTACCCCAACTGCAATTTTACCAGGAACTACTGACTTCTTTAACATCGGTAGTTTAACTAGCAAGTATGCTAATATCTATGCAACAACACTATTAGGAAATCTTACGGGTAATGTAACTGGAGATTTAGTAGGAGTTCACAAAGGAAATATACTGGCTAGTGACTTATCTGTTGCATTTAATGCTGCTGATAAAACATTTTCTGGAGCATTTTCTGGCACACTAACAGGAAACGTTATTGGTTCTATTACCGGTACAGCAACTAATGCATTAACACTTAATAGCTTAGTTGGCGAGTTAGGATCTGTTGTAAATTCTATTGCATTAAGAGATAGTTCGGCTAATATTACAGCAAACAGATTTATAGGCCTTGCAGATAAGGCAGACAGAATTAAAATTGATAACAGTGCTACTGATACAGACCCATCTTATAAGTCAGCTAAAACAACGGCAACTGCAAACACCATTGCAGCAAGAGACGGTTCTGGAAATCTTACAGCAAACTTATTCCAAGGTACTGCTACTGCTGCTCAATACGCTGATTTAGCTGAAAAGTATTTGCCAGATGCAGAATATGCTCCTGGCACAGTTATGATGATCGGTGGCGAAAAAGAAGTTACTGCTAGCGTATGGGGTAAACGTGCGATTGGTGTAATTAGTACTAACCCGGCATACATGATGAATAAAGACTTAGAAGGCGGCGTTTACGTTGCCTTAAAAGGTCGTGTGCCTTGCAAAGTTATTGGACGTATTAAGAAAGGTGAAGACCTAATTGCAACTAATGACGGATGTGCAATGATGGCAGTACCACATGCAAGCGGTGTATTTGCCGTTGCTTTAGAAAGCAGCGACGACGAAGGCATTAAAACTATTGAAGCATTAGTATTATAAGGATAAGACATGGCAATCGGCGATATAATTTCGGCAACGGACTACAACACAATTAGAACTAAAATTATCAACGTTATGTCTGACGGAGCAGGTAATACTGGTTATGGTCAAACAACGTTTAGTTCGGCAGTTGCTACCGGAAACACGATAACTAAAGCACAGTGGGATGCATTGAGATACGATATTTACAATGCATTGTATCATCAAACAGGATCTGTTCCTAGTATTGTACAAGTTGCTGCTGGTGACGTTGTTAGATTCGGCGCAAGTAATCCGAACACACAATACTCTACATTAGCAGATACTGCTACAACAAATAGATTTGACATAGGCACAGGGCAATTCCTCACAGAAGTTAAAGGGTCAGTTACTAGAACTGATTCTTGGTATTCGAGTGTTTCCTCTACTGTAGTTGTAACATTTTCTACTCAATACCATTGCAATCACTTTTTTAACAGTGGCGGCAAGGTAAGATTTGCAAGTTCTAGAACGGGCGGAGCATCGGTTGCTCAGAACACTGCCTGGAGTAACTTATTGGCAACAGCCGGAACTCAGTTATTTTCTGCAACATCTACGCTAAATCTTTACAATTTAACTAGCAGTCCTCAAACATTTTATACTGTTTCTAGTAGTAGTCCATATTCTGCCAACACTTATAGAATACAGGCTAGCTGTAACGTTGCTAATAATGCCGGCGGTACAGCAAACATATTGACATTTAATGTAAGTTGGATCGATAACTATGTAGATCCAGGTCCATCGACCCCGGAAAATTTACCACCTGGTGACTTAGTTGACGGCACATTGTCGTTATATGTTGATCAGATTAGAGCCTACGGTAATTTACAACCTAGCGGAATATTTACGATTGCCGGACCATCCGGATATACTGTATCAGCAATTAGCGGAACTTAATTTTTCTACTCCTATAAAGTACTACTAAATAAAGTGCGTATTTTATAGGAGATCCCATGGACGAACGTCTACAAAAAGCCTTAGATTTTTCAAACTACAGGCAAACACTATCTATCCAACGTAAAACTCTTAAAGAGAAAATAAATGCCAAGCTAACCTACGGGTGTCACGGCGGATTATTTAAAATCGATCAATCGTTAATTGCGTTTGTTCAGATGTTAATTGATCAAGAGAGAATTGAAAACATTCCGTTAATTGACATTAATGATAATCCTATTTTGATTCCAAATTTAAATGAATTTAAAGAAGAGATTTTAGATAGATATTTCACGGCTACCTACGAGTATCTCGAAGAATACGACCGTATTAAATCTAGTAGAAGTGTTGAAAAATTATTAGATCTATGAACAACGGAATTTTAATTTTCGCTCACAATAATCCTAGTATTGACTATGGATTAATGGCGATCATATCAGGCGGTCTTGCAAAAAAGAAGTTAAATGTTCCTGTTAGTTTAGTTACAGACAAATGGACAATAACATGGTTAAAAGAGTCCGGCATGTACTCTACTGCTGAAACGGTATTTGATAAAATTATCGAAGTAGAAAAACCAGTTACTAAAAATACAAGAAAGTTGCATGACGGATTTGACAGTAAAACAGTACCGTTTGAAAATTCAAATAGACACAGTGTTTGGGACTTATCTCCTTATGACAAAACATTGTTAATTGATAGTGACTATCTAGTATTTTCAGATTCACTAAATGAATACTGGAGTGTTGATGCTCCGGTTATGATGGGACGTTCGTTGAATGACATTACCGGAGAGCGTGCCGGAGTTCTTGATAATAGAGTTAGCGAGACTGGAATACATATGTTTTGGGCCACTACTGTGATGTTTGACAAAAGTGCCGAAAGTAAATTCTTTTTCAAGTTAGTTAATTTTATCAAAGACAACTATATGTATTATGCTGATTTGTTTAGATTTAATCCTAAGCAATTTAGAAATGACATTGCATTTAGTATTGCAAAACATATAATGAATGGGTTTGAAACAGAATTTGTTTATACATTACCTCCTGTATTATCGATATTTGATAAAGATATGCTAATAGATGTTGATAAAGATAAATTGATATTCTTAGTAGATAAGCCACTCGACTGTGGAAGTTTTTGGGCTGCACAGACCTCGGGTGTTGATGTTCATATTATGAATAAGCAAAGCATTATTAGAAACAAAGATTTATTGTTGGGGATGATATGAAGTTTGGATATTTAATAGTTGTTTCCAGTAATGCAGATGTTGATTATCTAAAATGTGCATATGCCGCAGCAATGAGTATTAAAAATACACAGAAGCCTGGATATGATCAAGTAGCATTAGTTATCGACGATACATTTTCTGTAAAACGATTAAAGAGTCCTTGGGTGTTTGATTTCGTAATAGAATGGAATCAAGAAAACTATTGGGACGGAAGAAGTTGGATGGATAAATTATCTCCATTCGAACACACAGTATGTATTGATGCAGATATGCTTTTCCTCCGTGATTACAGTCATTGGATTGATTACCTTGTTGAGAATAAAGAATTATATATTGCTAACAAAGCATATACCTATAGAGGTGAAATAGTCACTAACGACTTTTATAGGAAAGCATTTACAAAAAATAATATTCCGAATTTATATTCAATGTTTACATTTTTCAGTAAGAATTCGGAATTAGCTAAAGAGTTTTTTACGCTAGGCAGATACATTTTAAAAAATCCAATTGAATTTAAAAATTTGTATATGAATGATCATAAACCTAAGGTAATAGGCACAGATGAAGCATTTGGGTTAGCCGCAAAGATTTTAGATATTACAGACGAAGTTTCGCATACGTTAGATTTTCCTAAGATTGTGCATATGAAGCCTATGGTACAAAATTGGCCTTGGGTTGCGGATAAAGTAACCGAACATGCAGGGTTTTACCTTAACAAAGACGGTCAGTTAAAAATAGGTAACTATCAACAAAATGACATTGTACATTATGTAGAAAAGGATCTAATAACAGACGAATCGATTAATTTATTAGAGGAGGTCCTATGGAACAAGAACTAATGGATTTTGATACCTGGTTAGCACAGCAATGTGTTCCAGAAGTTGAGTATTATGCAGAATACGATGACGACGGAATGGTTAAATCTATAGGTCCGTTGCGCACTATTGCTCCTGATTCACGCACAATAAAAGTTGATACTGAAGTGGCTACTTCGATCCTAGAAGGCCATGAACATATATTTTCTTATAGAGTTGACGTTCGAACTAAACAGTTTGTTAAGATGAACAAGTTTGCTACTCATACACTAACAAAGATAGATGATGTTCTTCATAGAGTTATTGATAGAAAATGGTCTAAAGCACAATCACCTGATATTGTAATTACACATAATGCTGCTACGTCCGAGTTAAAGTTTTCAATGGATGTTAGATATAAAAAAATGATTTTAGAAGGTGACACTGACATGAGCTTTCTAATAACAGATTATAATGATCCTAATATTCTTCGCCGAATGATTACTTTCAAGGTTGGTGATATTGTTAATCATGATAAAGTATACACTCTCGAATTGCCTGCTAAGTTTAGCATTTATACAAGGCGTATTTTTGATCAATACGTGATGGATATTTTATGAAAACAGTTGAATTAGATATTGTATTTTTAAGCTACGACGAACCTAATGCAGATATGCATTATGCAGATCTATGTAATAAAGTTCCGTGGGCAAAACGTGTACACGGAGTCAAAGGCAGCGACGAAGCACATAAAGAAGCTGCCCGTATGAGTGAAACTGATTGGCTCATTACAGTAGACGCTGATAATATTGTTGATCCTAAATTCTTTAATATTGACATAGATGTTTCAAATCCTAACGTTGAAGTTTTTAGCTGGTTAGCTAAAAATCGAATCAACGGATTGTTATATGGCAACGGCGGATTAAAGATATGGAAGAAAGATTTTATTCTTAATATGAAAAGTCATGAAGCAGCTGATAATGAAAGAGCGCAAGTTGACTTCTGTTGGGAAGATGGATACGTACAATTCAAAGAGTGTTATAGTGAAACAGTAATAACAGGAAGCCCATTCCAGGCATGGAGAGCAGGATTCCGAGAAGGTGTAAAGATGACTCTGCTCGACGGAGTGAAAGTTCCACCGCAAGAAATCAAAGAACGTGTTTGGTGGCATAACTTGCACAGGCTAAAAATGTGGAGCACAGTAGGCGCACATGAAGACAACGGCAAATATGCAGTGCTCGGTGCTCGCATGGGAACATACATGACTAATTGTTCTGATTGGGATTACGTAGAAGTTCGAGACTTTGAACTATTAAAAGCTATCTATGAAGAACAGGTTAACCATACATTTGTAGAACAAGATATACAAGACTATGGAACTAAAATTAAACATCAATTAGGATTTAATTATCCTTATCTTGATGCACAACAAAGTAAGTACACCTTAGACTTGTACGAAGAAACTATTAAACTTACAAACACTTACCTAAAATGATTTACGATATTTTTTATGTATCTACTAGAGATATAGATGATGCTGATTGGATGCAGTTCCATACTAGATTTCCATCTGCTCAAAAAGTAGAAAATGCTAGAACCTTTGACGATATAAAAAAGAAAGCGTTTACAAAGTTCTTTTGGGTAGTGTGGAATGATTTAGAAGTTCTTCCAACATTTGATTTTAGTTATCGTGTACCTAGTTGGGATCAATCATACATTCATATATGGAAAAATGCTGAGTGTTTTGATGGAATCTGTTTATTCTCTAAAACTAATTCTTTTTCTCAGCGAGAATTTGATACTAGATTCTTTGTTACAAATAAAAAAGAAATAGACGAAGTTGCAAGTATTCCAAAGCCGTTTGACGTTGTAACTATTGACACATACGACGAGTATCTAGCTACAATTGATACTGTTAAGACTAACATGTTTTGGATAGTGTGGAACGATGTACAACTGTCTAGTGATTTTGATTTTACTTTTCAAGTACCAGTTTATAATCAGCATATTACCCACGTATTTAAAAATGGAGAATTCTTTGACGGCATTGTGTTAATGTCTAAAACAAAGCCAATTACTAAAAAAGAATTCGTACACAGATTTTTTATCAATAAAAAAGAAATAGACATACAAGCAAGTGTTCCTAAACAATATGAAAAGTTTTCCTTAGAATATTACGAGGATTATCTTGAAGCAAAGAAAAATTCAAAAACTGAATTGTTCTATCTCATTCCTACAGAAGTTGAACCGTTAACTGATTTTGATTTTGATTTATATTTTAGTCATCATAATAGTTATGAACGAAATATCAATCATGTGTTTAAAAATACCGATGTAGAAGAAGAGAAATATAATGGTATAATGTTGTTACCGAAATCTGGTGAGCTTAGTAAACGAGAAATAGATTTTAGATACCTTATTGAAAAGAAAGAATACGATGTAGTTGCTAGTACACTAAAGTATTACGACATTATCTTTATTAGTTACGATGAGCCAAATGCAGACGAAAGTTATAAAACGCTTCTACAACGCTTTCCTAGAGCAAAACGTGTACACGGAGTCAAAGGCATACATCAAGCGCACATAGAAGCTGCAAAGCTGTCTACGACACCAATGTTTTATGTAGTCGACGGCGATGCAGACATTGTTGCAGATTTTAATTTTGATTTATTGTTGCCTAAGCACGATAGGGATATTGTACATATTTGGCATAGTCGTAATCCAATTAACAATTTGGAATACGGATATGGCGGTATTAAATTGCTGCCGAAATATCTTACTCTAGGAGTTGATACAGGCACAGTTGATATGACAACATCTATTAGTAAGAAGATTCGAATAGTTCCAACAGTTAGCAATTATACTTCATTCAATACTGATCCGTTTAATACTTGGAAATCAGCATTTAGGGAATGTGTCAAACTGTCAAGCAAAGTAATCGATAAAGACTATCAAGAAGAAACTGATGATAGATTGCATGTTTGGTGTACAGTTGGCAAAGCTGAAAAGTTTGGTGAATATGCAATTGCCGGGGCTAACGCTGGAAAAGAATACGGCTATACTAATATAGCCGATTCTAAAGCATTATCAAAGATTAACGACTTTGATTGGTTATTAACTCAGTTTCAAAAACTATCGCCTCTTTCTTGATGCTCTTTAAAATTGTTTTTATTTGGACGAGAATTTTCTTTGTGTGTCCAAATTCTATCAATTGGGCTATCTTCTCCACAGGTTTTAGCACAGTACATTAATTTATGGTTGTCTTTTTTATCCCACGAATCTGCGTACAATAGATTAAGATGATTGTTTTCAATAATATCTTCTAATGAATGTATGTTTAAGTTAAAATTGTCTTCACCGTAGTCTTTAATTTTTTTCTTAATTTGCACATTTTCAACAATAGAATGTGTAGTCTTAACCATGGTTCCTATATAACAGCAAGGATACACTTGTCCAATACTGTTTACATAGATTTCTCTCAACCCACCCCAAGTCTCGGACTTGCATGAAATATTCTTATTGTTAGACGATGTAAAGTCAATAGGACGTTCTTGGAATGTTTCACCGTCGAATATGTCTATAGACTCATTGTGTGGATCAATTATTTCTTTTTTATAAATGGTGATAATTGAAGTGTTAACTTCTGGATGTAAATCTTTAACTATTCTATTTGTTGTGTAGTTTCTGTTTTCTAAATCTTCGGGCGGTTCTAGCCAATATTTAAAATCACCTTGTTTATCTAACGCTGCTACACGAACAAGATCGTCGTTAAAATACTCAAACCCAAGTGCTTTCTTTGGCGCGAAGTTTCTGAATCCTAGCTGTTCTGATAATTCCTTTGCCTGATGTATTTGATGTTCGTTGTGTTTAAATATTAGATAATCCCACGCAGCATTTCCACCAGCGGTTATGTATGCTTTTACATTGCGCATCAATGTATGCCAATCTACATTCCGTCTGTATAAGTGATTAGTGTCCTCTAGTCCGTCGATTGAAAAAATAATACGTAACCTCTTTCCAAACTTTGCAGAAACAGCGCCAAGGTGCGCCCAGTCTGCTTCTTTTCGGATGCCTCCGTTGGTATTAAATGTGACGTATATATTCTCATTGTGTTCATAGATATAATCTATAATTTTGACTACATCCTTTGCCATCATTGGATCGCCGACTGTACCACAGAACATAAAATGGTTTAATTTAGCAACTAGTTCAGGCTTGAACCAATCTTTGAATTGTTCTAAACTCACTGACGCTAACTCTAGGTCTGGTCTTACTATTTCACTTCCTTGATAAAATCTAGGACACATAGGACATGCAGCATTACAATAGCTTGATAATTCTACATGTATCTGAGCTAATAAATTTTTATTCCAAAAGTTGTTCATTTATAATCCCTGATTAACTCACCAAACTCTTTAAAGGTTTCATAGTAATTTTCTTTTCGATATTCGTCATGTACGTCGATTTCTTTTTTAAAGTTATCCCAACGCCACTGTTCAAATTTACCATCTTTAACGAACTGTATAATTCCAGGTAATTGTCTCCACACTGCCTCGTTTGACTTATCGATAGATTCTAATCTTTCGCAGATTTTTTCTTTGATAGAATCGGGGAATATTTGACTGCAATAGTAGTCTGGGTAATGCACTAAGTTCAAATAGATATTCCAGTCCTTTTGAAAAAATTCAACAACTTCGGGGATATAATAAACATTCAATGCACTTATTGTGTGACACACGTCAAAGTATAAGTTTGGTCTATCCTTAGCCCATTCTTTAGCTTTTTGCATGTTAGCATATACTTCGTCCCATTTTGCAGGATGTCGCATGAATTCAAATCTATCCCCAACACCATCTATACTAAACCCAATATTAACAAATTTAAAATTCTCTAATAGCGGTAATAATTCTTCAGGCCATTGTGTACCGTTTGTGTTGTAATGCAGGCTCATGTCTTTAGCCCACCCGTTCTTAACGCAGGTTCTAATAAATTCCCACTGTTGTTTAATTAACCAAGGTTCACCGCCGTAGAAGTCTACAACAACAATACCTTCGCCGATCTTCTCTAAATTTGCCCATAACGGGCTTTCTCTTTCCCAGCTATCGTTATACTGTTTAGAATCTATCAAGAATGTCTTGTAAGTAGTTTTTTCTTTATTGACTTTGGTATCATAAAACTCTTTAATCCATTGACTACTGCTATAAGGATGGCAAGTACGACATTTAATATTGCAGGTGTTGCCCATATTAAGTTCTAGAGTTTTAATGCCGTCACCGTCTTTGAAATCGAATTTTTTGTTATCTCTTACTCGCTTACTATCTCTGCCAGCATCTTCTTCGTTCCAACATTTAGAACAATTAGGATGTCGCTTACCTTGTCGAAAATATTCTCGTACTTCTTCCATCCATGGTTCTACCCACAGCTCTTCTAATGGAGTATTAATGACTCTGCCTTTACTACTACCGTTGATCATGCAACAGTGTTTTATAGTACCGGTAGAATTAACACTTAAATTGTGAAATGCATTAACACAATAAAATTCATTTTCCATAATTTTCATATTCCGTTTTACAAAGTTGCATGAATTCGTGATATTCTGGAAACAGACTATGAAAATCTGTGCCTAGTCGCTTGTCGTTTTCAGTAAAGAAACTATAGAAATCTCTACGACCTTTTTGAATTTTATCAGCACTTACTGGGTTCTCTCGCATGTAATCGACTACTCGTTTAAACACTTCGTATTCTAATTCATTGAATCCAACATCGAGACCGTTAGACATCATGTTATCTTTAATGAATTGTAAATTGTCAGTCATGTACTGATTAAAACTTTCGGGTAGAATATTAATCATCCAATGTGCTGGCTCTTTCAAATACGGAGTATCGAACTGCACTCGTTGTTGCCAAGGTGTTCCGGGATAGTCTTTTCGAAGTTCTAAAATCTTTTCTAGTAACGTTCTAAAATTTGCAACGGTTAACACATTAAATGTGATCATAAAACTAATGTTCTGTTTAGGTAAGTTGTCTAGATAGTATCGTAGATTCTTTTCCCATAATTTAACATCGAGCCCAGTTCGAATATATTCGGCCTGTGGTCCCCATGTATCGATACTAGTGTACAGCTTGAATCCTTTGATAGCTTTCTTTTCTAGCAACACCTTAACATGGTCTACTAGTTTTTGCACCAGTCGATGTGTAACTCCTAGATTACTGTTAACGTGAATTTCTAGATGTGGACTAGGATCGTTTTCAAGCATTTCTAACATTTTAAATGTGTTAGGATTCATCAAAGGTTCGCCACCGGTAATCCTAAACACACGTAGATCTTGCTTTAGACTAGGCCACCATTCCCAGAACGCATCAACATAAGGATTTGGATCATCTTTGTTAAAAAATTCACTGTGAGTTAAAAATTCGATACCATATTGATTATATGTTAGATCGTAATTTCCGTGACGCTTGATTTCTTCCATCCATGAACTCGACGCTTGTGGACAGCAATAGCCGCATCTAAAATTACAACCGTTACCAAAGCTAACTTCGAGGTGTCTTGGATTCCAGTCAGACTCCCAACCTCTAGCAACAATCTCGTCTATTGTAGAATCTATATAATTAGAACTATGCTTCATTCGATCGCTAATATGATCTCCTGGCAAGTCTTCAATGTTCCAACAGTAGTAACATTCTTCGGGTCTACTACCTTCCATCATTTCTTTTCGTTGTTGTTTTTTCCACGGCGTGTTATGCAATGCACTAGGGTTCGCTTTTAACAAACTTTTATCAACCTTGTGCGGACGAGGATGGTAGCAGCTATGATTATCTCCCATATGGAGATATAAGGTTTCCATATTCCATTTGGCAAGACAAAATCCCTTGCCAACTTTGTTCAACTGGTCCCGAGTATCGTGGATAATTTCTATGTATTTTTTTGTCATTATTTTCTTGTGTTAAAGTTAGGAAACACTTTATTAAAGTTTGTTCCTCTTCTCTGATCATGCTGTTTAAAGAATTCGTACAGATCTGCTGTATTGGCATCTCTTACTTCACCGGTGTATTTATTTTCCTCAATCAATCTGATATTTCTTTCTAGTTTTTCAACCTCATAAGATTTAAATCCAGTTAGTGATTGTTGATAGACAGTGTCGTTACATTGTAATTGCATCCATGCATGTACATCTTTTAATTGTGCAATTTCGTCATCAGTTGCATTAAAAATATTCATCCATTGCGGACTCCTAAGAATAGGAATATCAAACCATATTCTTTGAAATGGTCTAATTTTATATTTTGATTGAGATCGCATTGACCATTCTTTTCTAAGACGTAATACCATTTCTAGGTATTCTTTTATTTTTGGAATACTCAACAGATTAAATGTATTGATAAAGCTAACGCTGGTATTTCTGGTATTCAAAAGAAATGTATTAACGTTGTCTAACATTCTATCAAATTCTAAACCATTCCGAATATATTCTGCCTGCTTGCCTATGCTGTCAACACTAACATATAGCGTAAAGTGTTTACATGCTTTGTCTTGATATTTGTATAGATATGTGAAGCTACCATCTTCGATAGCATGTCCTATAGCTGGAAATGTTTGAGGAATCTCGTGTCTCTCTATGCTAGGTAAATCGTTATTGTGATATAGCTTGGCATCGTTGCCTATCACGTAATGTTTCCATGATGTCCACTCACTGCCGTCTTTTGGATCCGGTACATAGCATTCTACAGAATGTTCTACAGAATCTAACGCCTTTACTTTTTCAATAAATTTGTCAAATAGTTCCTGTTTAGGCGGACACATATTACTAGTGATACTCAGCTCGAGTTGTTTGTTAGGATTGTCTTTAACGTAATCTAACACCTTAAACGTATTAGCATCTAACAATGGTTCACCGCCAGTCATGCGAAACACTTTTAAGTCACTATAAATGTTCGGCCACCACTTCCAGAATGCATCGACGTATGGATTGTCTTTATTTGCGCCACCGATTGGCATCAGCCCTACATCTCTAAGAACTGATACATTGTTATGTTCTTCGTTGCGTATGCGATACGGTCCGTGTACTTCTATTTCTCTTTCCCACTCGCTACTCAAGTGAGGACTGCAATAGCTGCATTTGAAGTTACAGGTTTGATTAAAATTTACTTCAACATATGTAGGACTTACATTATAGTCAAACGCTTGTGTAGATATTTCATCTATTTTATTAATGGCCCAGTGTTCACTACTGCGATAATATCGATCACTAATATGTCCTGCATCTTCGATTTTCCAACAATAGTCGCAACCTGTAGGACGTTGCCCTTCGAGCATCATTTTTCTTTCTTGAAATTTTTGCTCGGTATTGTGTAATGCACTAGGATCTAACTTTAGTTTTTCTAAGTCAATTTGGTGCGTAGGCGGATGATAACAGCTATGTGTGCGGCCGTTGGTAAGGTGTAGACTAACCTGTAACCACTTGGCCGCACAGAAGCTTGGACTTATGCTGTCTAGAGTTATTTTTGTTGAGTCAAAATCTTTGACGTAAAAGTTAACTGGTTTTGTTTCCACATTATTTCAATAAACTTTTACTCTGAGAGCCAATGTCGCCCTTCAGCCGATCGATATCTACTTTGAAGTCGATCTTCTTAATTTCGTCTCTATATTCTTGAAAAGTTTCAAGCAGCTTATTAGCAACAATATCACTATGATTATGTTCTAATTGCTCTCGAACATCGATTTCCCAAATCCTACCATTGCCAAATTCTAATCTAATCATTTCTAGATAATGAACTGGCATGGTATTCATATAAAGATCCTCAAATACCTCGGGCCATTCTTGCACAAGATGTTTTGGTGGTCTATATAACGGCTTAGGCATCTACTGCATCTACCGTGTCTTCGGATTTCTTTGTTGCCTTCTTAGTAGGAGGATCTAATGAATCAGCTTCTTTTCTCAGACGTGCTGCTTCTTTGTACATAGAATCTGCTTGGCTTCTATATGACTTAGCAATGTCTTTATCGGATAACACTTCAGTAGGTGATGCCTTTAATGGAGTTTCACGTCTTGGTTCTCCGACATCTCTTCCTAGATCTTTAACTTCAACAACTTCTTGAATTGTTGCTTTCTTAGGAGCGCCGGGTACAAATGTATATAAGTCGTCAACTGCAACATTTCGTTGTTCTGCAATTAGAACGTTTAGTTGATGCAATTCAATTTCGCTACCTGGTGCAGGTGTCATAACAATCGCATCAGTTGGTAATTTAACTAATGCATTGTCGGCCCGTAGTGCTTGTAGCATAGGACGACCGTCTGGGAAATTTCTAGTGAATAAGATCTCACCAAACTCGAATACTTCCTGTGCTTGATCAATTTCAACTAATTTCATAATAGCGTCATGATACGAGTCGGAAAGTGGCGACACTGGACATACTAGTGCCATATGTGATTCACCAGGTAAAGTTCTGAATACTACAAGAACTTTAGCACCAGATGATTTAATCCTTCCGATATGTTTAATAGCTCTCATTTAAGCCTCCTTTTTTGCAACAGATTCTAAGAATGTGTTGAGTTTGTTATAGACTTTACCCACGGCTTCTAATTCTGCTGCTTTAAACGCACCGCGCTGTGTTGCTACTTCTACAATGCTTTTCAATGCAGCGAGATCTGTTAGATTCAAATCTGGACCTTGTGCTGGAGCCGATTGTGTTTGTGGTTGTTCAGCTGGTGCTGTATCTTTGACTTCGTCCGTCATTATTTTCTCCTTAAATATGGACAGGCTAACATAAAATATGTTAGTTCTTTGTGATCCTCAAACCCAACAAAAGTTAATGATCTTACTCGACCATCAGATCCAATGCCGGGAGTTTTATGCAGATAAAATCGGCCCTTTAGTTTAGTCTTAATCCAATTTTCTAAATTAGCATCATACCAATCAGCATCTGAAACTTTAATTTTAGAAAACTGGGGAGGCATAGAGTCAATTCTTCGTTGATTTAAAACATCTAAGGCGTTTAATTCTATCATGGTATGATATTTAATGTAGAGGGTTAAGGAAGTAGTTAATCTTGGCTTAGACGTTTATTCATAGCTTTTGCCATGCCCATCTTTCGAATATCACCTGAAAACAGATATAATTCAAATGCTGAGCGTTCTGACATTACTTTAATATAATTCTTTCCTAGATAAAACGGAGAGTTGATGAAATGATCTAACCAAACTAAAATTTGTGGTGTAATTTTTATTTCTTTTGGAAGATCGATTTTGTATGTTTTTATATCAGCACGAGATTCTACAAACTCGATACCTTGATCAGTTAATCGAAGTCCTGTGCTATTTTTTTCACGTAGGTTATACCACCAAATAGATTTGTATTTTTCGACATCGCTATATGGTAGTTCGGCTGCTTTGAGAAATACCTCAGTGTAGGTATTCTTGTTATGCATATTAACTTATTTGTTCACCTTGTGTCAACTTAAAAACAGCAAAGTCTGTAGTTTTAAACAATTTGTTTAGTTTCTTCGCAAGGTTGTGTGCATGACCCGGATTTGAAAAACTAACTTTCTTGTATTTTGGTCCAGTATAACTAGCTACCAGACTACCACTTTTTAAGTTAAAAGGTTGACACTTATAGAACACAGCCCATATGGCATCGCTTTCTAAGATTTGTTCAATCTTATAAGTGTCTTTGTTAGCGTGTTCTAATATCACTCTAGGTTTTGGTCTGCTCATTATACGTGTCCTAATTAACCACGTATATATTTATCTCAACTAGAACGAACCACCATCGAACTTAATATCAATCTTGTTAGTTGACTCACGCATTTCGGATAACATTGCGTGTATTTCTTGTACAGTTCTGCCCAATTTGCTAGTTAGTACACTTAATTCGGCAGTAAGATCTCTAGCCTCTTGAATAGTAATTCTGATTTCTTTTTGTTGACTTTTTTCAGCAACAGCTACTCTATGTATTAATTTTTCTACACTAGGCAATGTAGTTGGTAAGTTATTTGCTGACATTTGATAATACCTGTTTCATTTCAAATTCTGTTTTAAACGGACCTTGGTACTCGTACCTTTGTAGAGTGATGAGCTTAGGGCAGTGTGACTTGACCCAACCTTTGTCAAACTTGATAACATAGTATCCGGCACAATATAGACTCTTGCTATCCCCGCTTTTAGTAAACAGTGGGAGTTTTCGTTTGATGTCAAACATTGCGTTGTGGGGAATAGTAGATGTTGCATATCCGTGAACTTCGTTCGGCTCTGCATTATCTGCTTCCTTAATAATCTTAGCAACAAAGAAATTTTTACCAAATTGTTTTGTTAGGCTTTCTTTGTTGTCGTAAATTTTAATACCTAGTTCGTTACTCATAACAAATCGATTGTCTTCGTTCTTACGGAGTGTTGCAAACTTTTCGCCGTCTTTCTCGACAATCCAAAATTTATTTTCAATGATTGGTTTAGCATGGATTTCAGTCATTTTGTATATCTCGCATTTAATGGTTCTGCATATGCTTGTGCCTGATCGGAAATTTTCTTAAGATCGTATAGTCCACAAAACTTCATCAGTCGCAGTCCAACTTGACTAATATTTTTGTTAGCTGTTGTTGCGGTAGAAATAGTTTCTGTAATCTTTAGTTTAATATCTTCAGGCTGATGTGCTAAATCAATAAGAACACGATTGCGTTCATAATCATCGAGTACTCGATGTTCGACGCCATTGTGATCAACCCAACGCTGAAGCATGAGATTGTTCCATGAGAAGCCTTTGCTCTTGCGATCTTCAAATGCTTCAGTGAGACCAACTTTCTTACTAGTACCTTTTGTGCGAACACCTGGGTATGCCGAGAAGACATTATCAGAGGTATCGCCACGCATACACTTCTCGAACAGTAACCATTCTGGATCAGGGTGCGCTTTTGGTAGCTGTGTCTTTTTGTCAATTACATACTTGCCTTTAGCGTCAAAATATCCTTCGTGCGTAATAGTTGTTTCACTAACACCGTTGTATTGTTTAACGTTAGGAGCAATTAACTGGACAAAATCTGTATCAGTTGAAATGATAACATGATCGTCGTTAGGGTGGCTCTGTATAAAACCAGCAATTAAATCGTCAGCTTCAAGATTGGGATGCTGCAACACTGTACAGTTTGTTTTTTCTATAATGAAATCTTTAAACGTGTCAAAGGCTTCCCAGAATACTTTTTCTTCTTCTGCTTCTTTTTCTGTATGAGCAGCACGAGCACTAGCACGTTGAGCCTTGTACGGTGCATAGTAATCCTTGCGCCAGCTACGTCCTTCTAAACAAAATACAACGTGAGATCCGTTAAAGTCTTGCCACGCCTTCTTGATACTGTTTAACGTAATATGAAATGCCATGCCTAGCTTAATATCGGCATCACCGTTAATAACGTGTCTAGCACGAAAGAATGTATTTGCTGTATCTACTAAAATATATGTCATCTGTTATTCTTCAAAATGTTAGCGATATCAATTTTTCCAGTATCGACTGGACCGCCGTAATCACCGTCGACTACGACGTTAGCACACAGTTCACGGAACCAGCGATCGACAATTTCTTCGTCTTTATCACCATCTGCTCCGTAACCTTCTTGTTTTAGCTTAGTAACAAACAGCTCATTCCAATCGAGTTCAAAGAAACCATTTCGAATGTTATCTTGATTAACGTGAGTATTTAAAACACCTACCCAAGGTTCTTTCTTTCGAGTAGCACGGTCTTTTGGACTTAGTTTAGCAAGTTCTTGTTCTTCTTGTGCTTTAGTGGCTTCTTGTCTTGCGCTCTCGGCTTCTCGCTGATGTGCCGCAGTTTCGTCGACAGCTTTCACCATCTTAGCTTCGGCCTCTGCAATAGTTTTTTCTAACTTGTCTATACCAGTTAGACGTTTAAATAATTTTCCTAACATTAAGTTCCCCACTCATTTTTAAATAACGGCACTTGTAGTCTATCGCTGTAACGTAACCCGTTCTTCATTGCTATATCTGCTACAGCACGATTGTTTAGTGCATAAACACTTTCGACACCGCCTACTGGCATTAGATAAACGTGTCCTTTAAATCCAGCAGCACGATATGCACCAATAGCACATTCTGCATCTTTAAAGTCTTGTTCAGTAGCGATGACAAATTTCAAGTATGCTGTGCCAACTTCTTCATACTCACAAACAATCTCGGGCTTGATAGCATCTTCCCACGCTTCGCCGCTACATGGAAGTTTAGCACTTACACTAAATGTAAGTTCTTTACCTACAGTGCTATTCCACTTTGCCAAGTAGCTTTTAAATTC